AAAATCAACAAGAAATAGGGTACCTCCCTCAACAGAATTTACTTGTCGAAGCTTTTCCTCTCTTAGCATCATGAATCTATGAAAACGGTCTATCTTTCCGTAATACATGTTCTCTATAAACCAAAAGTTTCTAAACAACCCTGGGTATTGTTGCCTTATAGAATCTGGAATCCCTTCATTATTATATTTGCCCCTCTCGTTAAAGAGTCTGCGTGTATTTGACTCTGTATTGGAGCCACGAAACTTTCTATAACTCATGATCCACCCCCCTGCCCATTCATAGAGTTAGCAAGGTTTTCTATTTCTTTCTCCAAGTCTGCACAGGTTACTATCAACGTATCTCCAACACGACTCTGAGGACTCATAATAGAGGCAAGTCCGTCGCCGCTGGTCGTAAACAAACATTCTAGAGTTGTTGTGTATCCAGACTGGGAGATTGAGTGATTAACGCTTATCACAACGTGATAACCACCAAGACCCATGATGTTGGCATTTGAATCTTTTACTCCTGGGTCTCCTAAAAGGTCAGACCCAAGACCTCTTGGATTAATGAAGAGTTGACAGCCTGGGTAAAACAAATTGTTTCCGTACATGGTAACAGTTGAGCGGTAAACGTTAGACAGTTGAAGTTCTGGCTTAAAATCACTTTGCTCGTACCTTGCTTCACGGAGAAACGGTTGGTTTGTAGCAGAAAACTCCATAGACTTAACCAGCCCTCTGTCTAGTGCTGTAGTTGCATGGAATATGCCATTCGACAAATCTCTCTCGTACCTGCTAGAAAACTCACTTGACTTCTCAAACGCCAATCTTCTTGGCTCTTTACCATAAGCATAAATAACAAAAAATTCATAACTTCTATCTAAACTTTTCCTATTGAAAGAATCAAAAACAAACTTTGTTGTACCATTGTTTCTCTTGTTTTTTCTTCCAAAGATTCCGTTACTATCATGTTTTGGTATTGGTAAGTTTTTACCATACTCATCTAAGTCTAGGAATACACCATCTCCTATCTTTTCGGCAATTGGATCTCCACCACCAGATGCAGAGTCTGCGCTGATCTGGGCGCTGTCTAGTAGCAAGTTAATTCTATTATCCCCGCTGTTACACTCTGGTCCAAGTGCTTCGAATACCAAATCCTTCATAACATCTCTCATAAAGAGAAGCAAGGGATAAGTATTCTTACGACCCTTTATGATCTTCTCTCTCATAAAATCAGTAAAAAGTTCAACGGACACTGGTATATCTGCTATATTTAGCATGATCTGTCCATCTTCACGAAGCGAAGGATTATCAAATGGGGCAGGCCCTAAAACAAACTTTATGTTTCCAAAATTTATTCTTCTAACATCAGAACTTGAATTAGTAGTTTTTTCTAAAACATTATTAACAGCAACTGCATACAAATCACCAAGAAAGAAATAATTTATTTTTCTTACACCAGGCTCTAGAATATTGATATATTCTAGTGGAGCTGTGTCCTCACAACCATAATTCACAATATTGAATTTTATTTCAGGGTCGGAAACACGATCTGTATCGGAAGTCTCTGTTACTGCTTCTGAAGAATTAATGTTAGCTGTATAGATACAATTATTGCTTGTTAATTCCTTTAATAAAGATAGATAAGCTTGCTCTCTTTCAACCTCAACTGTCTGTTCGTAAATCTTTCTCAGTTCTTTAATACTATCATCTGTACAATCAGAATTCTCTTTACTTTGATTAAGGGCGATTCTTGCGGTTGATATTTCATTTATTTTCTTTGCTCTTTCTTCTCTCCTAGCTATTACCTCTTCACTGAATAGAACATCAGATCTCTTGTCCAACAGAACAGATTCAATACGTGCTCTAAAATCTAAAACTAATCTAACTGAACCGTCATCTTGAAACTGGAACTCATGCTTTGTTACAACCAAAAACATCTCTACTTGGTTATCTTTTATGGCTGCACTTAGATCATCAGATAACAGCCCGCCGCCACCCGTTGCTCCCCATCCTGCTCTTACTTTTATCTCATAGAAGTTTGGATTAAACTCTCTTATTTTCTTATTTGTGTTTTCTTCTAATACATTTCTGTATTTTGGTTCTAATAGCACAAGGTCAATAATTCTATACCCACCCTCAAGAGACCTTCCGTTTTGATCTATACCTGGCCTAGTCTTAAACAACTCGTTAAAGTTCTGTGCATAGACAACCAATTTTGCTTCAATATCTTTTTTTGCAGTAGCAGGCTGCACACCTTTAAAGTTAAATGTAAAGCTCTCTATACCTATACCTACACCTCTCTGGAGTTGGCTATTTAACATACTCTGCAAATCCAAAACTGGGTCCACATAAGTCGAAAACTGCATCTCAACTTCTCTAGGGGTCTTACTAGAACCTTCATAATATTGTTTATAAATACGAACAGAAGGAGTCAACTGTGATAACTGATAATGTCTTATATCCAAGAACTCAGTACAACCTTTTGTTAGTCGTAACCTGTTCATGATAGTACCAGGGTCCGTTGTCGCAAGCTTGTGTATATTTTTATATTTTATATCTGTTCTTTTTCTCCCTGTTCTCTCTTCATGAAAGGAGGGTACAGGCTCAGGAGCTATGCTTTCTTCTATTACTTTTTTAATATTTTGTATTAAAAAGCACTGATCATCGTAAAGTGGCCTATCTTTTACTTCTTTTTCGGCGTCTTCAGAAACTTCTTCTTGCTCTTCTTCTTGTTCATCTGTAGCGGCCTGCTTCAGATTTTCTAACATTTCTTCGTCTAAGAAACATGCAGGTATTTGATTACCGTCACACCCAGCAACCGTCTCTTCTCCTGCATTGCATGGAACACCCCTTTTCTCCAGCAACCTGTTAAATGCTTCTTGGGTTTCACATCTCCATATACCGTCAACACCATACTGGGGCAGAACTGTGCTTGGTTGGTCTTGTCTACCTTCCGGGTCTAACTCTTTTATCATTAGGATCTGGAGGTCTTTTACCCTCTGGTCTCCTAGACCTGGGCCAACAGGGTTGGTGCTCGATGCTAATCCTTCTTCATTGAAGGTTCTGTCAACACGGCTCCTGTCATCGTTACCAGTACCATACCCAAAAGGTTCAGAGACGTCAATATTATAAGCTTCCAGATCAACACTAGGTGGAAGGTTTGTAGTATTTGGTCTCTCTGGTGGAGTCTCTTGTTGTCTCTTGTCTGTATCGGCTCCTGACATCCTTAAACTCCGAGGTAGCTTAGAACCCTATCAATCGGGTGTGGTATGTAAATAACATCTCCATAACTTACGTTGGCCTCTGTTGGTCTCTTATTGAACCAAGCTATGACCCACCAGAGCCTAGAGTCCCCGTAGTGGTCGAATGCTAGTTTGTAGTATCTATCGCCTGTTTTCCAAACATGGTTTATAATATTTAATGATGCTATCTGCTCTCTCGTGGGATGCTGTAATTCTGGCGTAACGTATTGTCTAACCCCTGAAACCTCTCTTTCCTCAAAAGTTGCCTCATAGAATTCATCTTTATTAAATATTATTTCTCTTCCAGAATATCTAGACATTAATCATTCCCACCTAATATTTCGTTGATCGCAACTTCTTGAATAGCTTCGCCGGTATCAAAATCGCCAATGAATGCAGTCGAGCCCCTTTGAGATCCCGCAGACCATGGGAAGAGAGAAGCGTCTGCCCCCCATGACGGTGCTGCTGCCTCTGCGAAATCTTGCCTACGATCATTAACTTTTTGTACATCTCGTGTTCTCGGATTGCCATTTGCTCTATTTGCGGAAAGCTGTACAGCTTCTGACTTCTCCCACCCAAGGGTGTGCTGGTGCAGGACAGAAAAGCCAATACTTAATGTGATAAGCTTTGGATAAAGCTTGTTCACAGGGTCGAAAAACCCTTCTTTAATGTTTGGGTTCCACCGTAAATTGTTTATAACACCAAGCAAGCCACAAGTCCTGACATCTCCGTCAAAGCCCCTAGATGCATCGAATATAAGATTAGCAAATTTAATCTTTACAAGCGGCCCCTTAGAGATAGTAGAAGCACTGTCAACTCTAGAATACTCTGGATACAACATTCTTGTTAGAGTCGAGGTTTTTTGTAAGTTTCCTATTGAATCCTGTAGACTAAAGGCAGGAATTTTCCAGCTTAAATCGATATTTCTTTGTGTGCCTTGATAAGTTTGTATAGGATCCGGTCTCCCTAGCACTGGCTGAGGGTTCCACCGACACTGGAAGCTCTCTGTATACGTCTCTAAGAAAGCTTTGAAAGATACTTGAGCACCAGAAAAAGTCTGATAGAATTCCAAGACTTGTCCTTTTCTCTCTAATGTGTCTGTAGGATCATACATTATGATTTCTCCTTACTATGGTGCATCAAGTGCTGCCACTCTGGCATCTATCTCTTTCCCATCTAGGAATATTTGGAATCTGTAGACGGGCTGCCCTTCGCTATCTTTTTGTACTTTCCCTGCTTCTCTGTCTCTAGCTGCTATGGATTCACCTTTTATTTTTTCTAAGTTTTCAGTCGTAACGCCCATCTTGGCCCCTATGTTAGTGAGCATATCGTTAACAATTTCAAGGGCAGCACTAATACCTTCGTTTCCAACAACCGCGTTTCTAAGATTCTCTGCTGATTCAATGGCTGGTGTGAATGTGTTTTGGTTAACTACATCAAGTTTTTGAGCAATTCCATCTACCCCAAGAGCGACATCTTCAAGGATTTGCATATTATCTTGGGTCGTTCTCCTTTTTTGCGCTTCGTCCGAAAGTTCAGATTGAGATTTTGCCACGGCATCGGTCGTATCAATAAGATCATTAAAACCCCCATCTAAAAGCTGTGTTAGCTCTAGGGCATTGTTAATGCCTGGAGTTGCCGCTACAAATGCCTGTATTTGTCGTCTAGACATATTTTCGACGCTTACCCCAGCATCTTGAAAAGCTTGTGACAACATCTGCATTCTTTCTACGGGCGTCTCTGCCATTGTTAGTTCAACAGAGTTTAGGAACGGCCCACCCAATAGGGCATTAAGTTGCCCAACAGCCTGTGTAGAACCTTCAAATGTGTCTGTAAGATTAAACACTTCTTGAAATTTACTAAATTCTAAACCTGTTGATTTTGCGGCTGCTGCTGTTTGGCGGAAAACTCGTTCTGCCTCTGAACCAAACATTAGCATACTTGGCATTTGTGTGTTAAAGGTTGTAAACATCTCTTGAGACGTAACGCCCAATTCTTCTGCAAAGTTTTCCAATCCAAGTGTAGAGCGGACAATAGAACCCTCTGACTGGTTAAGTCCTTTTCTAAGAATCTGGAATGTTGCTGCTGTTGTTTCAGAACCAATCCCAACAGCCTCAAGAGCTACTGCTGCATCTGCCAGAGCGGTCTCGGCTGGACTTATGCCTCCTTTCGTAAAATCAGTAAATGTTTTTGTAAGATTAGTATATACATCGCCCATCTCCGCACCGGACAGGCCGAATTCTCTATTCCTAAAAGTAGCATCTATAATTTTTTGATTGTATTGCCCAGCAAAACCAGTGCCTTGGTTAAACGACCTAGCTGACTCTAATTGGTCTCTTATCACTCTCCGAGTAGCACCAGCGAGCCCTCCGAGTTCTCCCTCAAGCAACGCTATCTGTGTTTTGTAAGCCACCACGCCGCCAACTCCAGCAGTAAATGACTCCATCTGCTCCTCAGTGGCTCCGGTGGCATCCATAATAGCTGCCTTGACCTGATCAAATGCGGTACCTACGTCAGTAAAATTTGTTACTGTATCAAATATACTTTGACCAAATTGTGTAATAGTATCTGTAGCACTCTTAAATGACGTAGTCAAATCGTCAACCTGTTGCTTGGTCACGGTTATCCCTTGAGCACTGAGTAGTTGCATTATTTGATTTGGATCCATAACAAGCCCTCTATCTTATAAGTAGTGCTTTATATTAGATTTTATTTCTGCCTACTTCGTCTTCTTTTTGTTTTATAAGGCGTTTAACGAACCATCTACGTATGGCAATCGGGAGCGAATAAGACTCTGCGAATGACCAATTGCCATAGTAGCTCAAGAAGAAAAACTCTTCATACATGGACTCTACGTAGTTTTCAGGAAGGCCAAAAAAAGTCGATACCTAGTGGCACCGCCCTGACCACTACGTGTTGACAGTTGGGGCACTCTATTCTCTGATCCATATCGAGTGATGGTGTTGCCCTGTCATATGCTTTCTTTACTTCTCTAGAATCCATAGCTGGCATGTTATCAATAAAATTCTCTACTTCTTGTCTAGCGCTAATAGAGTTTACAGACACAATAACCATCTTTAAGAAATCAGTTCTGTTCCTTTCTGGAAGGTTATTCTTTCTATTTGTATCCCTCATGTTCTCTAGATAGGATTGTTGTTTTGCACTGAGAATTCTTATCTCTGCTGTAAAGCCAGAACGTGGCAAGACAATACTAAATGTACCAGCTGGTGAAACAGTGAGGTCCTCTGGGACTTCCTTGATAGGAATATTAACCAGATCTACAACATGATCATGGTTTGTGCCACACGATGGACATTTAACATTAGAAACATACTCTGGGCCATAACCTGTTGCTCTAGCAGCAATCATGATAGCACTCTTGTCGCCAGGATAAAGTGTATTGACATCGATAGAACTATCTACCAACACACTTTGGATAAGCCTATCAATCACAATCCCTCGACTGATGAGAGCTTGTGAAGTAAGAATATCTTCTTCTTTTGCTGACATATAACGAATCTCCACTTCAGACTTAAGATGAAGTGGGTGCCCCTCAGGATAGAACTTTCCTTGAGTTGGTAGTTCTACAAACTCTGTTGGGTTAGTGAAGCTCAAAGCTCCACTGAACTGTGGTGTAGGAGGGGCTGCTTGAAGAGCAGCGGTCCTTGCACCATTATTTCTCTTAGCCAAATAACACCTCTATTTATTAGTAACTCTGCCCAGGACCCCAATACTTGTTTAGGCCAGGAGCCGGATCTTCTGAGCCTGGACCTGGATCTGCCTTGTTCTGCGTCTCAATTGCAGCCCAGTCATATCGGAACTTAGCAGTAAGGGAAGTAAGGCCCTCTTCACCATACTTGAGTGTTCCACCGAAATCAACAGATGTGATGAAAGCGTTTGTAAGAGTCCAACGCTCTAGAACGGTACCATCCGAATCAATTTGCTCGATAACAACAGACTGGACAGCATCAACTGCTTCTCTCTTAGAAATAGTTGTAACATCGTTAACGTTTGTGGGTGGCACATAACCAGAATCAAAAAGAATTCTTGTTAAGTTGATTGAAGCATCTGGGCTTACTGGATCAACCAACTCGATTGTTACTTCGTTCCAAGTAACCTTACCGGGATAGTAGAAAGTATGGTTTAAAAACTCATGGCTACTAGGGTTCACTGTTACTGATGGTTTGGTAACGGACTTAGCATACCATGTAGCTCCATCAGGCATGGAACCAATACGCACTAGAAATCTAAAATTTCTTTTTGGTGAAACTTGTGAAGAGGTCCAAAAACCTGCTGAATTTGCCATTTATAGTTTTCTCCTTATATCCTGTTTTAATTAGTCACTTAATTTAATTAATCATCAAATGAAGCGCCACTTCTTGTGATCACGAAGTCAACCGCAATAAACTCGATTGCCCTTGCTGGCTTGAGGAAAATCTTGGCATACAAGATGTTTCTGTCAACAAGGTCTGGTGTTGTGGTTGTCTCGTCAAGAACAACGCGGAACTCGGTGAGACCCAATCTGGCCTGAACGGAACCCAAGAACTTATCTGCCTCTGTCTTGAAGCGAGTCCAAGTAGTCTTGACGTTCTGGTCGAAGAGGATACCGGCAGCAATTCTAGAAATTCTCTTCTTGAGGAAGATAAGCAGCCTACGAACATTGATTCTGTCTAGGGCACTTGGAGTTACCTGTAGTGTCTTCTGGCCGAAGATTACAATACCCTCTGACGGGAATGTAGCGATTGGGTTGATGTTGGCCTCATAGAGATCATCACGATCCTCTCTTCGCAGTCTCTCGACCGTTGAGAGGACGGGGAATCCACCAGCACCAGTGCTTAGGCCACCTCTTGTGAATCCTGCTGGAGCAAACCAAAGCTCAGAGCGAGCCTCAGAAGAAGCGAACGTTCCAATTGCAATAACAGAAGGCGGTACCCAGAGTGAGCCGTTAGAGATATCATCTCTGATTCGTACCCATGGATAGAATGTACAGCCATAGCTTGTATTAATTCTTCTCTGCTCAAGGCTAGATACAGTGGAAGAGACACTACCAACTCTACTCTGGAAATCAAGAGTGGACTCTGTAGTTGGGGTGTAGCCCTCCTCTATGTCGATGACTGCAAGGCAGTCAGAACGAGCCTCAGCCACCGAAAGAAGCTGATCCGTAATGATTGGCTGCGTGATACCCGGTGCTGCAATGATGTTTGCTTCCACAAACTCTGGGTCTGCAACAGTGTCGATGGCTCTTTTAACAGTATTGTAAGCATAGCTAGTCGCTTCTGTAGGGCTTGAGCCAATTGCTGTGTTGTTAAAAGGCTCTTGCTCGCCGATATCAACACCATCATGACCACCCCATAGAGGCATTGTAAACCTGCTGTAACCAGCGTCTAGAGAGGCTGTATGTGCCCCAGCAGCGCCATTTAAAGAAGTTTCAGCAGCAGCCGAACCTGACTCGTAAACTCCACCAGTCTTCACATCATCTAGTGTAAAGATGAAAGAATACTCAAACGATCCACCAGCAGTAAACGTAGAAGACGCACCGGGAGCAGGTCTAACATAGTCAGCATAGCCTGGATCGTGTCTAGTGCTAGTAGCAGTAGTTGTTGGCTGAATTCCAAAATAAGCCTTAGTAGGATCGGAAAGGCCCCCGTCAGAGGCGTTTGATCTAAGTGGGATAGATGGGAATATGAAAGAAGCAGTGAATTGAGCACCCATTCCAGCATGATGGAAGAAAGCAGTGTCATCCAAATCAGTTGGTCTTGCGTCTGCTGGCACTCTCGCATCCGAGCCTGTAGCAAATGTATCAACCTGTGAGCTGTTCGAACCTGAGTCGAATGTATCGACACTTCCAGAAAACACACTAAAGTCATGTGGCTTAGGAGGACCATAGAAGCCAAATGGCAGCAAGGAAGGGGCAGCCAAGCCATCTGCCACAATAGCGTTCATGACAACGTAAATGTATTTAGACTGGTTATCGAACTCGCCATACTGGCGAAGTCTTCTTTCTGTAGTATTCCACTGTACATACTTATCACCAATCTTCTTAGCAATGTAATCCTCGGAAGCAGGATTCAAGTTGCAGCCTGTGAACTGCTCAACAATTTCAGGTGCATTATCAGAATCACTTGCACGACGAATCTGAACAGTGAAGGTTCCGTAAGCGTCAATATCGTTTCTTGGAGCCTTAATATCAGCGATTGAAATCTTAAGGTTCTTTGAAGCCCACTCAGCGTGATTTAGGGCCACGAATTTGAATAGGTTCTGTGTATCTACCTGAGCATCAAAGCTTGTGTAGGTTGTAGAAGTATTCTGCGAGAACACAAATCCAGTCTCACCATCGTCAAATTCTCTTCTCTTGTAGGAAAAATTGTTAGCTGCTGTCTCATCCAGGCCAAGTGGGACAACAATTCCGTAAATGTCTCCAGATAGGCCAGGATCGTCAATGGCAAATCTCTCAAATGTCTCACCAAGCCAGTATTTGTTGGCTACGTTTCTAACATCGGCCTGTGTTGTGTGATCACCATCTCTACCATTTCCAAGTTGTGGGTTCGTGTTAAATACCTTTCTAATATACTTGGAAGAGTTTCTGTCAAAGTTGAAAGAAGAAGTGTAATGACTTATTCCATCGCTAATAACTGCTTTGAATAAAGAATCGTTTGTCTTCAATAGACCAAGGGTTCCCTTATCGTCTGCAGCTGCGATATTTGTTCCAGAAAGTTCTACCGTGGCTCCGTTAGTGTAGAAAACAGCTGCAAGACGACCATCACCAATATCAACATTCTTCATGTCAGTGGATGCAGAAGCGAACACAAACAGACCATAAGCTCCATCATTAGTCGCAGTGACAGTCGTAGGACCTGCATCGCCAGCCTGCCAGCCAGCTAGTCCCTTTCCTGTTGCGCTGCCGTCCTGTGCCCCAAGTAACCTAACATAATTAACAGGACCTACTCCAGCACGAAGGTAAGCCATGGCTGCGTAAGCGCCGTATGTTGGCCCTACGTAGTTGCCATCACGCCATACATCGTCACCACGTCCACCTGGGATCGGGTTACCGTAGAACTCAATAAACTCAGAAGGAGAGTTAATTCTGATTGGACGCATTGCAGGGCCGTAATCAGAACGACCAATGATGATTGGTCCAACATCCGGCAAGTCGTTCGGAAGCTGTGAGTTATCAACTTCGTTAATAAAAATGCCAGGGGATACGAATCTAAACTTTCTTTCAGCCATTTGGTAGAGTCTCCTAAATAGATATCTTTACGTAATAAATAGTATTTTAAAAGACGAAAGTCTGATTTTACTCTCTATAAAACAGGTGGATGCTCCTAGTGGAGTCAAACTCTGGGATATCGCCTACTATAACTCTTTCTCTGGGTATCTTAACTTCTACAGCGTTTTCTCGTACTGTGAGCTTTGGTCGTTCCCTATTCGGGCCTTCTCCGATAAGATAACCCAATATTTTAATTGTTATTGGCACCTCATACATACGTTCTTCTTCACCTAACGAAGCAACGTTGCTTGTCTGCCCAAAGTCTCCCTGTATGAAACCTTCAAAGCGATGACCCTCATGGTCAATAAAAAAGTTATTTATTTGTCCAGTGCTTGTGATAAATGGAGTTATGATTTCGTTTATTTGCTGTTGGTATTCTGTTCTTACCGTTACAGCGTAATCCACAACAACGTAAGTTGGAATAGGCATAGAAATTGTTTCATACACAACCTTGCCTGGGTTCTTTGATGGAAAGTTTTGCTGTCCTACCCCAACGTCTGCAGCACTCATAGAGCCCTCTAGTCTAGCCGTGTCTGCGTTTAAGAAGTTGGATGTTTTCTCCTGCTGTATCTTTCTAGCAACTACAAGCGCACCACCTTTAAAATCATTTGTCTCTGGTATATGAGACCAAGCAACCCCTTTCATGCTAGGGTCTTTCTTCATTGATTTTCTTTCTATAGTGAGCATAGGAAGTTTAAGGATACCCTTATCATCCCTCAGCCCCTTATCTCTCTTGATTTGCAGTGCTCTTTCTGCAGATACCCAGATGACAGGTACCTTCTTAAAGCCTTTATTTGTAGTTACTGATATGTTCAGTGTATCATTAATATAATTTAGGAAAGCCGTATCAATTGTTTCAATCGTGGAAGGCATAAAAGAAACTTCTTTTAGCTTTCCGTCGATTCCTTTTATGCCTGTATAACTATTATCATGTGGCATCGAATAGGCCCTCGCGTGCTCTTATACATTTAGCAGATATCTCTAGCTTGTGGTCAATCTGTCCATAGATTAGCTTTGGTTCAGAAAGCGTTACAATCTCATATAATGAGTTTCCATAAAGAACAAAGTCTCCCTCTCTTACAAAAAGATTTTGATCTTCTGTTAGTCTACGCTTATGAAAATGAATTGTAATTCCCTGTGTCTTGTCCAGGCCAATGTTTTTGGTATATTCTGTTTTAAGGCCGTCGTACTCAATGAGAGCTTTGACTGCAATCGGAGGTAAAAAAGTCTTTTGTATTGCCTCCCCGTATACAGGATGGTACTTGGTTCTCTCCACATCTAGAGGGTAGTAAGCAATTGTTTGGCCCACAACTCTTTCAATAATCTCGTCGTTAACTTGTTTAACGAGATCTCGCTCCTTCGCACCAGTAAAGAGCGGAGGAGGCGGAGCATCAGGTTGTGTCCATTTATTTGCCATTTAGTTATCCTACGAAGATTGGTGAAGGAACTTTCTGAGATATCTTTTCTGCTGCATCCATAAGCTCTGCATCAGTCTTCGCAATCTGTAGATAAGTTGTTTCATCTAGAATCTTCTTTAGCTCATCTACTAATGCTGTCTTCTCTGCTGCTGCTTGAGACAGAAGATCGCTAGAGTTTAGAGTTACATTGTCTCCAGGGATTGGAATGTTGCCACCGAACTTGCCACGAATTTGACCAAGCATTTCTTTACTAAGTGCTAGAGCAAAACGCCTAATCCAATGCTTTCCAATCGCGTTAATGTTAGAATATCCGATGTTATCAAACGGAAGAGAGTTTATATTGTTAATGCCATTGATTCCGGTGTCCGTGGTTCCGTCTTCTTCCCACGCATTTCTCTCAATTGTAAACTTAACAAAGAATCTGTCTGTGATTCTATTGTCCGGTGGTGGGTAAAGAGTAAGTTTATTGTTTATAATCTCATAGGAGTAGTGAGAAACTCTTGTGTAGATATGGTCCTCATACGCCATCGCCTGCATCTTATTCTGCCATGCAGGGATAATCTCAAATGTTGAATCATCTGCAAACTGACCATAAGTAGCCATATTACCGATAACGTTAATGCCACCGTAGTATCCGAAGAATCTCCACATAGCTGCTGGTGTCTTGTAGTAAACCCTTGTGATGCGTACTTTATTATTGCCTACCAGGCCACTAAAGTCCACAGCATTACCAGTGCCAGAGTCCAAGCCAGTGTCGGAAGCACCAGAAATAATGTTTTGTAAATCGTATGTTGGCTGCCCCTGAACCGTGTTGAAAGAAGCAGAATACTCTGTTAGGTTTCCTCCAAAGCCAGCGTACTCTGCTACTCCTTCTCCCACCTTTCTAGCATAATCGAACCGGAATCTAGGATACTTAAGATTAATCTTAGAGCCATAGCTTGCACTAGCGTCTCCACCAGTCATCTGACCTTCATGGTCGAAAGAAGCAGTAGCTTGCCCCAGTACGCTTGGAAGAGCATTCTTTGATTGATGTAAGTTAATCTGGTATGAGTATTCTAAAACTGCTTCTTCATAAGCAGAATACACATTTGCCGTAGTTAGCTCAATATCTAGAACATCGCCACCAAGCTTCTTATAAACATAAGCTACTTGGTCTGCAGCACCTGATACAAAGTTTTCATCATATAGATCTCCTCCCGTTGTATACAAGCCAATTGGATAATTCGTAGAATTACCTGCACCATCTGCTGTTGTGATGGTACTGCCTGTAGACGGGAGGATCACCTTACTAGAGGTGCTAGCGGGTGTCAGATTGGGAAGTGCCATAGAGAGGTTCTCCTAATACATAGTAATTAGTTTGATTATGCTAAAACCCCACATAGCTACAATTATTCTGGCTGTTCAACGCTCACAGTCTTTTTGGGGGCTGCCGTCTTGCGCGGCTTACGCTTGGCTCTTGGCTTACGCTTAGGCGCTGGCTTGGGTGGCTCTTCAGCAACTGGCTCTGGAACTACTGCTGGAACTGGAGCTTCAACAATCTCCTCCTCTTGTAGCAGTGGAGCAGTAACCTCCTCCAACACCTCTGCTGTCGTCTGGGCCTCTTGCTCTTGTGGCAACCCTCTCTTAGAAGCAATTCTCTGTCGTACCATAGCGTATTTTGTGGCATACTTTGCCATAGTCAAACGTTTCTTTCTCTTGCCCATAATAACTCCTTTTGGACTTAAAAACTATAATCAGTTAGTAAAGTTATACGTACCAGAGATGTGGCCTTCACCAACCCAGCTGTAAGTTCCTCCGATATTATGGGCTGTGAGGCGCACAACGCCCATACTACCTTGGCTTGATGTCATGTGGATGCCATAGGACTGGAAAGGACATTCATCAGACTTTACATTACTGTCTGCTCCACCGTCATTGTAGAGGAAAAGGCCGCCGACAATGTTGTTGGAGCCAGTGATAGAGACTGTCTGTGTCATGGATGGAGCGGAAAAGATTTCAAAATAAGCTCCATCGCCTGCCTCTGGCAAGGTTAGCGTAATTGCGCTTGAACCACTGCACACGTAAGACTCTCCAGACTCTGATTGGGTCAGTGTCTTGTCTGCTGTTACATTCTCGACTCTCTTCCTAGAAGCTACTCTAGCTACTCTTGCTGAACGTGCCATTTGTTTTTCTCCATGATAAAACGTTACAGTATAAATAGTATTTAACTTGCCTAAAAGCAAAAAACCCCCAACCGGATGGAAAGGGGCTTAGAAGATTAAAAGCTATTTCTTACTGGTCGCCAAACGCTAGTGTTCCGCCTGTTGCTCTACCAGTACATAGCCATTTAGTGCCGTCGCTGTAGCACTCAAGATAAGAACCAGCTGTACAGCCAGCGCCAAAGGTTACTTTATCTTTATTGGCAGCTGATTGACTTAAGGCATCAATCTCGCCCGTGGCAGACTCTTGAACTAAATATCCATCCATTCTAAGGTTTGCCTCACTAGCATTAATAATCACAGATTTACCGCCACCGACGACGACACTGATCATAAACTTGAAATAAGCTCCATCTTGCACTGCCGGTAATGTAATGACAACATCGTTTGTTGCATCAATAAAATAAAGCTCACCAGTCTCAGCAGCTTGGATTGTTTTCGTAGCATCAGCAGACGATGCATCGATTGTCTCAACTCTCTGGCGGCTTGCAACTCTAGCCGATCTTGCAACTCTTGACATATTAATATCTCCTTTTAATTACAATAATAGGCTTACCGCCTCTCTATCACTTATAAATAGTATGTTGCAAAAGTAAAAGAAAAAAAAGCCCTGCCTTTTTAGGGGCAGGGCTTAAGTCCTCAAGGACTAGTAGCTATCAGCTACCAGACTCACCGAGGAGGCCACGACAGACGACAAGACCGTACATGTCAGGACGTACCATCTTCTTGGCGTAGCGTGTCATCACGCCCTTGCGAGGTACGAAGTCCTCGACACCGAAGATAGTTGGCGTCACCTGGAGCGGTACGTATGGAGCGTACACGTAGCCAGACTCAAGGAAGCTGGAGCCCTTGCGACCAACGAGGATGAGGTTACGTGGGAAGTAAGGATCGACGTAAACGTCGAACTTCTTCGAAACGGAACCAACGTTGACAGCGCCAACAGTGCCACGGTCAGCATCAGCGGTAACGCTTGCGCGGAAGCCGGATGTGAACTCAAGGATGTTAGCAACCTCTGGAGACGTAACGAGGAAGTTTGCACCGCCACGTAGCGTCTTACGATGGATCTGAGCGGACACATCGTTGATGGTCTCGATGAGCGTCTCGTACCACTCGGAAACCGTACCAGTGAAGTCAGGAGCAGCCGCAGTAGCGCCAAGCTCAAGACCCGTGGAACGATCCACGAAGAGGCCAGGCGAACGGCTCCAGTAGTACGTACCAGCGGTAGCACCCTGGATAAGATCGTTTACGATCTCACGGTCGATCTCAAGAGCAATCTGCTCGGAGAGGATGCTTGTAAGCTCAACCTCTGCATCCAAGTTGTGGAATGCGTTGAGGTCCTGACCAAGCTCTGGGGACCACTTGGCCTTGAGCTTCTTAGTCACGGCTGTGACGCTCACAGAATCGACCTTGATATCGATCTCTGGGATCTGATCCTTACCAGCGCCACCCTCTCCTGATACGTTAGTTGCAAGCTCAAGTGGGAAGTTGCTTCCCTCGATAGCACCAGCTGCTGCACCAGCAGTTGTAAACGTATCGGCAACTGGGTACCCAACAACGCCGAATGCATCGCCAACCGCAAAAGCATTTGTACCGGCAACGTGTGTAATTGCCGTACCTGCTGTATTGGCAAAGACAAATCTCAGCGTATCAGAATCAACCTTCTGCGTCAAGCGTCTTACAAGCTGCGTACTTGCAGGCATTGTAGAGGCAGCAGCACCGTCATCAATTGTCAAGATAGCGGTCCCGTCTCCTGCTTCAATAGCGGTTAGAAGGTCTAGGTTGAGGTCCGACATCTTAGCAAAGTCAGTGTCAAAAACTGCAACAGTCCAGGTTGTCTGCGCAAGAAGATCTGGGTCGAAACGAAGAATCTTCTTTTCCGCCTCAGTAAGAGCGCTCACCAACTTAGAAGCAATTTGAATTGTCTCAATAACAAGACCACCGTTTGTGGCATCGTCAGCGTCAGTGCCAGACGTGACAACAGAGCCTGTTGGCGAAGAATAGGCATTTGCCATGTTGTAGAAGCCGCCGCCCTCTTCAGTAATCTCTGTCACACCACCAGTAAGCTGGCTACCAACAACACCACCACCATAAATTGAATCTGGCGTAGTGCCGTCAATACCAAGACGGTCGTTGGAGTACGTAAAGTCGAGGAAGAAGATGAGACCTGCCGGGAGGCTCATCGGCTGAACGCTAACGAGGTCGTTGGCCAAAAGACCACCGAACACGCGACGAACAATTGGGAATGCAACAGCAGCGAAGCCCTCAACATCGCCAGCTGCCATGGTGGAGACCTCACGAAGAAGCTCCTTAGCCTGGTTCTCAAGTAGACGTGACATGCTAGCACGATCACGATCATCGGAGATACCCTCAAGGAGACCCGTGGCCTCCCACTTGGACTGAAGTGCCGCGCCTTCCTTTGCAAGATCGCGGTCAACAATGCCCTCTGTTAACTTCTGTAGTATAGACATGATTAAAATCCTCCTAAAATTTATCTATCTTTAATTCCTGCCAAGAGTTTCATTCTATCTGAGAACAGATTTGAATTGGACTCTTGAATCTTTCTTCTCGGCAACATAGATGAAGGTCTTGATACAGCCTCACTCAGTGATTGCGGACCACTCTTACGAGAAGTTCCCACTGCGTTTTGAAGTGTTTCATACAACACCTTCGCCTCATTTACCGAACCTGCATTAGAGAGAGCTTCGACAATCGTTTCCTTTTGTCGCTCATTCAGGGAGGACTTTCTCAACACGCGGTTCGTATAAAGTAGTTTAGCGTTAGCAAGGTTAACCTCATCCAGCCTCTCCTTCAGAGCTTCTACAGCTTCCTTCAACTTAGCGTTGACGGACTGATGCTTCTGGAGGGCTTCCTGTAGGGTCTTGCCAACCTTTAAAAGTTCATCTCTTTCTTCTTTGTACTCGTCGGACTGTGCCATAGCGGCTGCAAGCTCTTCATTGTGCTGCATGACAGACTCTGGTGTGCCTGCCCAACCGCTCTTTGTTGGCATTAAGTCAACAACAAGACTTTCAACAATTTCTTCGATATTCTCTTCGGAAAGCTCAAGACTTTCTTCGTTCAAGTTTTTCAATGCAGCCAATTCAGTGCTACCACGATCTTCATATTGGCTCTTTTGTTCATCACTTAGGTTTTTTGGAGGGACCATAAAGATTTGATCTTTATGAACCACACTGAGGTCGATTTCTGGTCCACCCTTTGCGGTCTGATAACCAACAAAAAGCTCAGAGGAAATACCAAGTTTTTCTGCAATGTCCTCTAGCGTATCGCCTTCCACAGCAGTGTACGTTTGCCCCTCTTCTCCTTCAAACATATCAATAGTTTCTTCGTCTAGCTCTATTTGGCCTTCATCCATGGACGGAACTACCTCAAGATCCTCCACGCCCATCTCCTCTTCAAGAGCATCAATGTCACGAGTAATGGACTCAAGCATGGCCTGTAGCTCCCCACGAGTAACGTCAATCTCTACTTCGTCTTCTAGATCAGAATCATCGTCTAGATCAGTGAGCGATGCATAACCAACATCTCCAAGCTCCTCTTCCTCGCCTGGTGCGAATGTGGCACCAGTCTCTGCATCAACAGGGTCAGGAGCCATACCTAGTCCACCCGGAGGAGCACCAATATCAGCAGGAGGCGCACCGATATCCATCGGAAGAGCAGCGGCTGCTAGGTCTTGCTCCAGAAGCTTCTCTACAGCTTCTTCAATCTTTGGAGCATATGCCTCAAGCAAAGATGCCTCTGCATTTTTAAGAACAGCCTCTCTAAGAGCCTTCGCATCAACAATTGCATCGTCAAGTAAAGATGACATTAATAAATCCTCACAATAGTTATTCATGAATAAATAGTATTACAATAAAGTAAAATCCAATTTTACCTTATCTGTTTTGTTTTGCTTGCTTCATTTTAAGCTTTCTGAGGACTGCTTCTCTGCGCATCTTGTCTCTTCTCTTCTTTACGGATGGCTTTTCGTAATACCTACCCTTCCTGAAGTCGTCTGCGATGCCGCTTTTCTTAACCTTTCTTAGAAATCTTTTAATAGTTTTCTCGATTGGTTCATTTCCTTTCGGTTGAATCGAAACGTGAGATGGTCTCTTTCCTTCCTTTGGGGGTTGTCTATGTGTATTATTGTATCTTCTATCTCTTCTATCGTCGTAATTTCGATAATGATTATCTCTTTTATATGACATTATTTCCTCTAACTTGATTTATCGACACCAACAGTATCCTCCCATGAACCAGAAGGGACTCTTGCTGCCTTAATTGTCGTAATACCAGCAATGACTGAAGCTGATGTTTCTTGAGAAGAATCGCTCATTAAGTAAAGCTGCGTAACTCTGAAATCTGCGGAGAACGAACTACTAGGCTTAATCACAATGTAATTTGCATTTGGATTATTTAAACCACCAGAGGCAAAGGCGAGCCTGATGTCTGAACTAGTATGTGAATCACCCAACTCATCATTCCTGACAACAACAAACTTGGTCACACCCGGAAAGGTGATCTTGGTGTAAGTATCGGAAGCTGACGCTGGGACATCCAGCGAAGCTGTTGCAAATGGGCGACAACTAACCTGATAACTTCCCACATGGTTAAACCCTGGTTCATGATATCCGAAAATTGGTTGCCCCGTTTTGGGGTCTGTGTTACTAGCCATTAAACATCTCCGTCTTACTTAACTAAATAGTGTTAAAATATTAAATATCACTAAAACCGTTTCCTGTGCTTGATCCGCCGCCAGAGGAGGCTATTACATCTTTTACTGCAAATCCTCCTTTACCTCGCGCACCCTTAGAGCGTCTTCTGCGTCTTTTATTTCTTTTCTCTTTAGGAGTTTCCGACTCGCTGGCTGAACCTGCGACATAAGAAACTTTTGGCCTATCAGCTACCGTACCGTAGGCAGCAGAACGAAATCTTGGACCACTCTTCGTTGCAGCAGCTGTATCGTCGTTACTATAATCTTGTTCTGCTATAATGACGATTCTAAATTCATCCAAGTCTGCCATCGCTTGTCTGGCAGTTGCATTAAGAGTAATCTCATTTACAGACCCGTTGCTCCATGAAGAAGCCTGCTGAATTGCCGAGAAAGCAACAAAAGGGAATTCTCCCTTTCCGAAATCTCCATTAACATATTCGGCTGTGGTGCTGCCTGTCGTAGTAGAAGAGCCCTTAAGAACAATATAATTATTTTGTTTTGCTCCTGTGCTTGGCGCTGTCAATTTTAATGTCGCCGAAGCAGGAGCTACGGTAATAGAGCTAGTATCAAACACCATAAAAATTCTATGAATATCATAGGGTCCAACTGATGTCGCTATCTTTAGGCCGAGAGTAGTTGGTTCTGACGCAGTACCGGAACTAGACTGCCTAGCAGTATTCCAAGTAGCTGCATTGTCAACTTTAATAACGGCACTATTTGATGCGGTAATATCAGGCATTAGATAGTAGTCTCCGTAACAGACGTCAGGATTCCCCAACCTCCATTTTCTGTTTCCTCTTCAGTTGTAAAAAAATACTTTAATAAAAAAGATCTTAAAGTGGGTACCGTCTCTGTCGTCTTAGAATTTATGTCTGCCTGAAATTGACTTAAAAACTCAGATGCCGTTAGGGATCTTGCAATCCAGTCGTCTCCCTCTTGGTGTGGGTAGTCCCAAGCCTGAACAAAGCCATTTTGCCATGTAATGACAACAGAGAAAGTCCTCATTAGATAAGGTTCTTCCACTTGTTGCCACCTAAGGCCATAATGCCAGAGATATCAATTCCAGAATCTCCAGGGTCTGTACCACCCAATGGGCTAGCCATCTGTGTTGCAGAGCCCTGTGCTGGTGCTGGAGTCGTTCCCTCAAAGAGATCAACACCACCATATGCGTCTGCTCCAATGGCTTCCATTAGGCGCTTACGGTGCTCCGCCACCCTGTCAGAAACAGACGGTGCTGGAGTTTGTGCAACCTGCTTTTTTTTTGGTCTCTGCTCTGTCTTAGCTTCCAAGACTGGAGCAGGAGTACCTAAACCTTGCCTGACCTCTGCGATTACGTTAGATAAGATGCCTTCCTCAAGAATACTCTCTCGTATGCATTCTTTGATTAAGGGTTTTAGTAATGCTTTTAGTTCAGACTTTTTCATTTTATTTCCTTAAAATTTCGTTCATTAAGTTGTGTAAATTTTGGTTTTTGTTCTCACCCAAGCTAATACCAATTGACGGAGTTCTCTGTAGAGAGATGCCAGACATTGGCTTGATAAAAGCTCCCGGTGCTGATGGATCTGAAACAACATCAAAACAAATAAGATTAAAATCATCTTCTACAACAACGTGTTTACCACGCTGTTTTACAGACCCCAAGCCTCTAGAAGAAATACCGATGCCACAAGCAGATTCTGCGAGGGCTCTCAAGGTTCTTCCAGATGGTGTATTCAATACTTCAATTTTTCCCATAACGCTGTTGCCTTCCCACCAGACCTCTGTGACCAAGTGAGAACAATTCTTCAACTCAATCACAGAGGAGTCTGGATGGTCTAACTCGCCTAAGGCACGTCTAGTGTCTATAAGCTTCTGGTAGTTTTTCATTTCTCTTGCGAGAATCTGCTTCGGGTAAACTCGTCCATTTCCGTTAAGAGCATCAGCTTCCTGAATCTTACCGGTCATATAAAACGATACACCTTCTGACATTCTTTTTTTCTCGCTCTCCGTGAGGTAGTCAGGACAAACTCCACCATCACAAAGTGCAAAATATTCTGTTAACAATTGCTTAGACATAATGAAAAAACCCCTTAAGAATGCGGGCGCTACCCGCGCGAGCTACGAACCGGAACAGCAGCGTGCGACAGGTCGTAGTAACCAACTACGACTTGATATGTTGCACAGTAGTGGCATATCTCACCCCCTTATCTTGGATTATCATGCTCAACATGTAAGAAGTCCCTGAACCTACACAACCACAAATTAAAAAATTAGCGAGTGTGTAGTCGAAAGTAAATAGTTCGGTCCATCGGTTAATCGCAAATAAAAACCACCCTGCATGAAAACTCATATATCTTTCCATATGGTGTAGTGAACTATCTTATGAACATGTCTTTCAGAAATCATCTTTATTGACTTTTATGTTGGCTGTTTATTTTTATTCCTTCATCGTCCAGTACCATAGATAACATATATGATGTGCCAGCACTGACCCAGCCGCAAATAAAAAAGTTTACGACGGTATAGTCAAAAGTAAATAGCTCTGTCCATGGGCTTATCAAAAACATAAACTTACCAGCCCAATAACCAAAACAAAGCGTGCAATGAAACAACTTTCCGAAACCCCAAAGCCATTCTTTAGATGGCCTTATCTTGTTAAAAATACTAGCGTACACTACAAGATAAGTTAGTCCATGACATGCAAGGACAAACCAAAGTAGATTCATTATTACTCCTGATTCTCTAAAATGTAACTCATCCAGTATGGGCTTCTGTAGTAGCCTGGAACTATAGAGCCCTTCTGCTTGTCTTGTGGAACTTCGCCTAGCTCCGTAGATTCTTCTGAATCTGGCTCAAGTATTCTGTTATTTATGAGGTCGTCAAAGTCTTCCCCATACTCAAAATAAGGTCTTTCACTCTCAATCCACTTCGAAATTGTAAGAAGAATTATTTTAATTGGAGCTTCCATATTTGATTCTGGTATGGCGGCCTCAAAAGAGTCTAGCGTTGAGCCTCCCTGTACTGATTCTGGTGAGATGACGCCACGAGAAGATAGGTATTTAAACAGTCTATCGGCAGCACCGTATGCAACGTCTCCGTTTACGCCATCCTTTTTAAAAGTAACAATCTTCTTTTGCTCTGGGCGTAAGATAATATCTATATCTGCATGATCATAGACAATAATATTTCCATCTAATGTTTTCTTAGCCTTAAGAGTAAAGGAAGCAAGAACCTCATTCTCATCTACAACTTTAACAATCACTTTCTTTTCTGACGGTGTAAACCGAATTCTTACGTCGGGCATCTTAAACCTCCACAACCAAAGCCTGTATCTTCAAGATTGTCTTGATCATTACATCACTGATAGGCTGTGATCTAAAGTTTTCCAATATAGTCAAAATCTCTCTATTTTTATTACCAAGAGATTCGTCTAGGATAACTTCTCTCTTGGCTTGCAAGTTTTTGACCTCGGTCTTTAAGCGACTAATCTCATCATTTATAAAGAGCTTAAATTCTGTGGAGGTCTCTGGAGAAAGTGTTACATATCTTGAAAGTAAATCTTTCTGACTTTCGTTTAGAGAAGAGCCGTATTTCTCGTTAAACTTCTGCACAAAGATGTTGTATGTGATATTGTCAATTGGTTTCATCTTGGGGGAACTTTGGCGTGGTGAAGTCATAAGATCAATCACCTTTTCTTCCAGTATGACCCTCTGTGCAATTGACACCTTTGGGGAAAACATCTGTGAGATTGTAGCTAGGGTCTTGTAGTTAGAAATAAAGTTATTGAAAATAGACTTAGACAGATCAGTGTTGACCTTTTTGATGACTTGTGACTGCTCATCAAAAATCTCTTGCTCTCCAAGCGTATGATAAACTCTTTTAACTTCAGATAAGATTCTTTCTGCTGTCTCTCTCTTCGCATCGGATACTTCACATAAAGTTTTGTATAAGTTTAGTTCACGATGGAGAACAGTCGTAGTATTGAAGTGCTCTTTAAGGATAGAGGCAATTGCGTTCTTAGTAGTCGTATCGGACTGTATGGCAGCCTTTGTCATTTCCTTTACAAGACACTCATACAAAAACGCAGTGTTTCTCTTCTTATTATGCTTCATCGGTCTTTGTCTCCATTGTTTTAAGATTTTCTAACAATCTCTCTGTTTCGTAACTTATAGAGAAAATTCTTTCTTCTTGAATGTTTTGTTCTCTCTCGTAATTAGTAGCTTCCGACGTTATACCTTTCTGGAGCGTGCTAATACTATCATGTCCGTAATATCCTGGGCCTATTGAACGCATGGTACCACCAGAAGCTGCCTCAGGCACTGCGGTCCTCGCTAGAGACTTAAGCCTTGGGCCTCTAGATTTCCTTCCATCCTGCTTTTTCTTACTTGGGTTAGTCCACCTAAAATCTTCGTCTCTTTTGCCTGGGGTTGCCAAAAGTGGGGTAGCTTCTGCCGCTTCTCCACCTCCGGTATCTGCAGCTGGCTCTGCGGCTGGCTCTGGCAAGCCACCAGCATCTTCTCCGCCTGGTTCTGCCAACGGCATATCACTTGCTCCAGGCAAGCCCTCGCCTCCCTCAAAGCCTCCTGCCATACCGGCATCCATGCCACCCGCAAGCGCACCAGCGGCTTGCTGACCAGCAGCTTCACCAACTGCGTTAAGCTCAGCCTCATACTTACGGTCGTGGTAAATCTCTCTCTTGTTACGAATAAATTCTTCCTCAGACATTCCAAAGAGATTTTCTGCGACCCAACGCTTAGAGAAGAAGCCATCAGTAGCGTTTGTTGCGACAGAGAACTTCTGATTCCAATGCTCAAGCTCTTGGATTTCTGCAATCTTAGATGGATTGTTAAGGGCAAGAGTAAAGCTGATTAGGTCTTCACCACGGAACCCTAGTGTATGTAGGTGAACAATACCAATCTTTTCTAGCTCGGATAGGAGTGGACGCTGAAGTCTTTGCACTGTTCTCGCAAAACGGATATCTTTCTGTGCGAGAGTAGTTTTGTCTTCAGAGCCCCCCTCACCTTGGGTGAGGTAAGCAGCAGGGATCTTTAGAGCAGAGAACAACTTGTCTCTCAGATATTTGACATCATCAATATCATGGTTTCTCTCTTGGCCCCCAACGCTTTCAATAGAAGCAAACTTTGTTCCACCACGAACAGGAATGTAATAGTCCTCTTCGATGCTCATTGGATTGTAGCGAAGATCAACACGGCCAGTGTTCTGGTTGACTACTTGATTTCTCTTCATTGCAGTGATGACTCTCTGCATGTACTGCTCGACATCTTGAGGTGGAATGTTGCCGACATCAACATAGAAAGCCTTTCTGGCTGGTGCCCTAACAATACGGTATGCCATCATGGCATCTTCCATTAGTGTAAGCTGACGCCAAATACGGCGGGCTGGCTCTAGGACTGATGTTCCGTATGGGTGGTATTTATCATTCCCTAGGATACGGAAGTGAGCCATCTGCCAGTTTTCAAATGTCATGCCTGCAGCGTTCCACTGGAACTGGATATAGTTTGGATTTGTCTTGTCTTCGCCCTCTAGCCTCTCAATCTCGTTTGGGGGGAGGCCGATTGCATGACGAACACCATATGTTTCGTCAACATCCAAGTAAAGGAAAAAGTCTCCATACTTGCACATTGTACGAGCCCAACCAAAAAGATTAAACTTAACATTTAGAACGTCATTATAGAGACTGTCGAGAATGGCCCTAATCTCTTCGTTGGGACACTTGATCTGTAGCATTTCTGCTAGGGGAGAAGAGGTTGTCATTTCATCTGCATAAATATCAAGAGCCGATGCAATCTCTGGCATGTATTCCATTTGGTCAGAGTCTACATATCTTTCCGTTCTATTCTGGTTCGCCATATAGTTTGAGTTCATAGACTCAAATGGATTATAATGTGACCTTTTGAATTCCTGCCCAGAGGCAGACTTAAACATATGTCCGTACTTATCAAGCTGTTGCTTGCGTATTCTGCGGCCTGTTTGTGTTCTACGGCTGACAATAGGGCCAGAGAATAACTTTGTTAGCCTCTTGTATATATCAGATGCAGGATTTCTAGGATTTCCACTATTTTCGTCAGCCATTTATTACCCCTTCATTAGCCAGATGAATTGTTCTTGTTGCTCTAGTGCTGTTTTCTTTTTATTATCAAAGCTATTATGCCCTAACATGCCAGGTATGGTTGTGTCAAGTTTTTTATTTGTAGCAATCAAAGAACTAAAGAAAGCTTCTCTATATTCCATTTCCCTCTTATTTGCAGTCAATGCAGTATCTCTTACCCAACAAGAAATTGCCAAAGACATGATAAGGTCATCGTTGTAGCCTCTCATGGCCTGTGGCTTTCCATTATTCCAAATAAAAGTCTCCATTTCGTTACATAAGCGATTCGAATGTATAATAACTAGTTTATTTCTGATAAACTCTTCCATTTTAGCAACAACTAAGGGCCTCGTCTTAGTTGTTGTGGAGAAACCCGGAACTGAACTAGCATTAGTGTACGCCACTTCTTGCTCTATGTATTCGTGGGTTCCTTTCAACGAATAATATATATTAGAGTATCCAAGCAATTCAAGCTTCTCTAGAACAGAAATACCAATACCAATATTCTCAACAACTAAGAGGGCATTACCATACTCTTTCCCAACTTGGTCTAGGATACTAGCGTACATGTCAAGGCTTGGTTTGCCCTGATATTCTGCTACCTGCTCCATCGTAGAGACTTTGAATACGTGAAAAGCAGAACTATCTTTACCGTCACCTCTAGCAACATCTGCCACAAGTAAATAATTCTCTCCAGTTACATATCTTTCCCAGATCCAATAATTTCTATCAAAGCCTGTTCTGTAACTTGGCTCCTTGACAGTTTGTTTTATGAAAGCAATATCGTCAGGGTGTACCACAGTTTCGCCGGATGTATTGAAGTTACACTCAAGCTCCTGTGCAATCTGGCGTCTTGACATATTTCTTGTTTCTTTCTCAAACCATTTAAGATCTCGCTCGGGATGAACATCCCATGGGAGGTTGGAGGGAAAGAAATCGTTCTCTCCTGCTTCTGCATCGACATACGTTTTGTGAAACCAGTTACCAATACCGTTTGGCGTGCTTAGGGCGATACAACGCCCACCAGTTGACAGTGTAGGGTACAGGCCCGTCCAAAGTTCCTCTAAGCCTTCGATGTGGGCAGCCTCGTCTAGAACCAAAAGTGAAAGGGCCTCCGAACGACCAGCGTCTCCAGAAGTGGATGCTGCTTTAATCTGCGACCCGTTGCTCAATTCAAAAGAAGACCGGTTGTCAATATTAATATCAGCAATACGAATCCACTCTGGTAGATTCTTCATAATGCTTTTTACTTTCTTTACCAAGTTTGTTGCAGTCGCAAACTTAGTTGCCATAACTAATACATTTTTGTCTCGATGAAAGAGCAGAAGCCAGACAACATAGGCTGCAACAATTGTTGACAAACCAAGCTGTCTAGCTTTCAAGATAATGTTGAAACGATGATCGTTGAAGTTAACCAACATATCATCTTGATATGGGAAAGTAGTAAAGGGTATTAGACCCTCAAGGGGGTGAGAAATCCTACAGTAGTTATTGATAAAGTAAGCTGGGTCTTTGCCAGACTTTACAACCTCTTTTAAGATTTCTTTTTTTGTTAGCTGGTAAGCCATGCTGGCCTACTCTTTCTTTCTAGAATCGTTCTCTGGTCTCTTGCCCGCGAAGCCACCTTGGTCCAAGAAAGTCCTAAATTTAACATCCATACGATCCTCGGATGGGGCCTTGACTTCCTCTACTTCATTTAGTGTACCAATATTGTACATTCTGTGCGCTTGACACCATGTGCGAACTCTTGAAGTGTTCTGAACAATGACGTTTACATCACCGTCTGCGGTAAGCGTGAGAGAATCGCCTGTGATTGCTTTGTACTCTTTCTTTAGGAACGTAGCAATATCATTGATCATAGACTCGACATTAGACTCAAAAGGAGTAGAATAAATCTCTTTAAGCATCACTTCAGAATGGTATGAGATTTTTAACTTCGGACCATGGAAAGAAACGCCAAAGCCATCCATAACACGTTTGTCTATCAGAGGATTCCCCTCTTCACGCTTGAGTCCAACTTTTCTTGCCTTGCCGTCAGACGCATACTCTTCCATGTGAGCCCCGTCGTAAGCGTTGGCTGCTGCTTGCGAGATCCCTCTGATGATTTCTAAAGTGGTTGCCATTATTTGTCTCCCTTTTCTGGACGCCAGCCTGTTAGCCATCTTTCTTCTCTGCCTTCAACCCACTGAACGTAACAATTATAACAACAATCATACTTGCTCATGTAGGCATCATCTTTTATACTGAAAGAAAAAGTTTCACAAACGGGGCAGTCTCTCCTTACGAATTCTTTATTAATTAGTTTTTTAGAAACTAAAATGCCATTGACTTCGTATTTCTCTTCGCTTTCTTGGAAAGATCGTTCTTTTTCTGCCAGGATTTTCAATTGTTCTTTATAACATTCTTCCTTTTCATCGTTCCAATACTTTCTTGGGTTTTCAATTGCCTCTGTACCGTATTTCTGGGCAATAGCTTTTTCTATCCTTGCAATTCTATTTGGGTCCTTCACTATGCCTCCATTTTTTCTTTGATAAGGGATACTAAATTTGATGCATCATGTTCAAAAAGGAAAGGGAAAAACGCATGTACTAAACAAATACAAGATGCGTATAGTAGCAACAGACAAAAGCCTATAGCTCTTAGCATGTGCCCCAAATAAGACATCCCAATAGAGTTTGGATGTTCACGGAATAGCTCTATCAATCGCATATGCAGTCCCAATCCCTAATGCTATACCAGCCACCACACTTCCAGCTATAACTAGCGGAAGGTTGACCTTCCTGTCCTTTTTAATTAGTTCTCGTAATGACTCTATTTCTTCGTCTCTAAGAGAAATCTTTTCTTCATATCTAAAAGTTCTCTCTTCTAGCTTAATGTTTAGAGTTTCTATGTCTAGAATGTACTTTTCTCTTTGTAGGCTTAATTCAAAATTCAATCTATTTTCAAACTCTCTTTCTTGGAATTCTCTCCAAGTTAGAAGTTTAGCAGTAGCAATATCGTCAAAGCATGTAGCTTGAAATGGTACACGACCACCGCTTGGCACCAATGTGAAGCTGCCGTCTTGTGCCATCGCCGGGTTACACAAGACTAAACTTATACTTAATATTTGTGCAATCTTACTTAACATAATCAAAACCAAATGCTTGTTCTATCTGTTCTGCTAGTAGTTCTGGGTTGTCTCTCCGCAATGTGACAACCTCTTCTGTCCTAGAGTCTCTAGCAGCCTCTATGTCACGCTGCACCGTCTCAAAGATGGTCTCTAGCTCTTTTATTCTATCTTGGTACTGCTGTATGACTTGTTTCTGAAGCTCTGCCTCGCGGGCATGACTTTTCCTAATCACAGCAAGTTCTTTTTCGTACCTCTCAGTGGCACTGTCGAAGCTCTGTATTAGAGAAGAACGGTCATAATACCATGAAGCAGAAACGGTTAAAAGCAATAATCCAATTAATATTTCTTTCCAGTATTTGATCAAAAGTGTTCCTAATGGATTCACTGTAACTCCACATGTATAATATAATTAGTTTAACATTCAACAAAAGCATGACCCTCTTTTTGTTCGATAGATATCTGCATATCGACACAATCCTTTAGAGCCTCAAGGTGAGAGATCAAAAGAACGGTCTTGAAATGACTCTTAATCATGTCTAACATTCTTGTAAAGCCTTCCATGTTTTCTTCATCGAGTGCTGTGCCTGGCTCATCAAGGATAAACACATCACCTTTGGGTAGGTTTGAAACTGAAAGCATAGCAAGTCTAATTGCCATGGCAGCAATTGTTTTCTCAGCACCTGACCCCATCTCAAGAGGTCGTGACTCCTGGCCTGGGTGTTGGATATGGATATTCAATCTCTTGCCATCATCCTCAAAGTAAACGTCAAAGTCAACGATATTCATCAAGAACTTAGAGATTTCTTCATTGATTACGGGAAGCTTACTTTTAATAATATCATAGGCTATGCCATTGCTGTGCATGCACTTGAGGTAAAGGTCGTATGCAGAATACTCCTCTTGTAGTCTGACAAGTTCTGCCTGCTGATCTCTTAGGTTCTCTATCTTCTGCTCTAAGGAGCCAAGCTTTTTGTACAAGAATTTTGCTTGATTGTCGAAGTTCTTCTTCTTTGTTTGAGCATTGGCCAGAGCAACCTCAAGGGCTCTCTTATTAGCCATGAGAGTATTTAACCCATCGATAGCTTCCTTATTAATATTATATTGTTGCTGCTTCTCCTCTAAACCTTCTATCTCAGTAATCAAATTAGAAATGATCGCTTTATTCTTGTCGATTGTGAGCACAGCCCTATCCAAAGCTGTTTCGTATTGCGAACGCTTTGACAGCATCTTCTGATGCTTATCAAGTTGCTCCTGTGCCTCTGTGGGGTCAAGGGCATCTCGCTTCTCTTGTAATTGAGCCTTATGAGAGTCTAGCTCAGAAAGCTGGTGCTCGTTTGTAGGAATATTAGCTTTTGCGACATAAGCATCTTTAATAAACTTACAAGTGGGGAAAGAAGAACCACAAGGGATACCCTCTAGCGTTGTTGCTTGTCTTTCATTTTGCCTCTTCTCTTTTGCTATCTCGCTGATCTTTTGATTTAGTTCTTGCATAAAATCATCAATCTTAGAGCACTTATCTACTCTATTCTCATATGTCTTCGCATCAAAGTCATCGATATAGTCGGTGAATGTTTTGATAATCTCTGTATATCTAATCACCTTTTGCTCTAATTCAGTTTGCTGGTCTTGAACGGACACTAATTGGTTTCTTTTATCTTGCAGCCGCCTTGTCAAGTCAGCGATGTCGATAAGCTCAGTGGGCGTTGAATCAATCTTCACCTGAAGCAGAGCTATATCTTTGCGATACCCTTCGATCTTTTCTGCTATTGCTTTAAGCTCACCTTGCTTAGTCTTATGATCTTCGATGCATTCTTCTAGGTCGTACAGAGCTTGGTCGATATCTGCGGCATACTCTTTTCCCTCAAGTCTCTTGAGTGCTCCACGCAGATCAGATGCTTCGACTTTTGCAAACTTGTACTTTCGATCAAACAGTTCTAGGTCTAGGAACTTAGCAAAGATTTCTTTACGCTTCGTTGAGCCTTCACGAATAAAAGAAAGAGAATCCAGCTGAGAGGACATTGAGGTTAGAAGAAAATCGTCAACTGTTCCAAAAACCTTTCTAATCTCCTTATCCGTATCGTTTCTGGTAAGGCCATTGCGCTCTGACTTAAAGCCATCAATCGACACAGACGTAAAGTTAACATCTGTCTTAGCCTCTGTTATTTGCTGGCCCTTTGACTTCTTTGTGTATTTGTCAGACTGTCGAGTAATATTCCACACTGTTCCGTCTTCTGTGAGGATTTCTAGCACACCACGAGCATACTCTTTATCAAAGTTAATTACATTTAGGTTTTTTCTTTCGTTCTTTGATGTGGTGTTGAACATCGTAAACAGTAAGCTATCGATAATGCTAGACTTACCAGAGAAGTTCTTTCCAAAGATGCCTACGATCCCATTCAACTTTGCAAAGTCAATGTGATTATCTTCGCCATAGTTGAACAAGTTGTCGAAAGTTAGGCTACGAATAGCCCAATTGACATTTCTTAAGACTTCCTCTTTCTCTTCGGCCATAAGGTTATACTTGTCATTCAGTTGGAGAATCTTGTTCATGACAGAATCACTAAGATTGTAATCCGACAAAAACTCCTTAATAAGTCTTCTTTGTACCACAATATCTCGTAAATCGTCGTGACGAATATGATCTACGGTGCCAACGTCAAGGCTATTCTGGCTAATGTTTCTATTGAGAAACGTGATGCTCTCTGGCTGGTATTGGTGCTTTGCCACGTCAACAGCTTTCTTCATCTCTTCTAGAGAAATGCTCTCATTTGAGACCAACCTAATGCGAGCCCCTTTATCAACTTGATACGTCGGAACCTTGCCGCTCTGTAGTTCTAGAGTAACGAAGGGCTTTGGATTCTTAAACGTAACGCGCTTGACAGTGAAGCTATCCCTATCTTGGATGTCCCAAATGAGCATACCCTTATCTTCAGACTCTCCAAAGCCTTGCTGAACGGTTGAACCTGCATAGCGGATCTTACCCTTCTTATCCATTGCCTGAGCTTTGTGGATGTCTCCCAAGAAGCCATAATCAAACTCTTCAAAGATTGTCACATCATGCTCACCCTTTTCCATAGTCCAGCCACTGTCCGTTTGGCAGTTAGAGATAGAGCCATGATACAAAGCAATATTAACATTATCGTAGTTTGATGGATCTTGCCAGTTGTCCTCATCGAATACAGACAGGACAGACAGCGAAAAACCATCCCTTAGATAGACCTCTTGTGAATCCTTAAGCAAGTGTAGCTTGGGGTGCTCAAGTGCTTCCACAATGGGCGTTAAGGCGTCGAGACGGCCTGTATTCTTGAGGTTGCCATCGTGATTACCAAGGATCACATATGTCGGAGCAATGTCAGCTAGTCTGCTTAGAAAAGCGGAACACATATCGACAAACTCTGGTGATATTTGTGTCTTTGTGTGAGCTATATCACCACAATGAATAATGTAATCTACATCTTCTTCAAGGATCGCAGCGTAAAGCTGTTCAAATACATCATTATATTCTTTGTGATACTTAAGATTCCTAATATGAGTATCAGCTATGTGCGCAAACTTCAAGTCTCCCCCTTTGCTTATGGTTTAAAATAAACATACTACAAGCTCTTTATTTTTTGCAATAAGTAGTTCTCCGCACTCATTACGGTGGCTTGTTCTTTTCTCTCTCTAAGAACGTTTTCTGGCATTTCTGCCACGTCTTCCCAGCCCTCTACGCTGATTAAGTGAGTTTCTACGCCGTATCTCATCAAACAATCTGCTATGGATGATGTCTTTTTCTTATCCATCTCTGTGTTTTCATCCAAAGCAAGGTACACTTTTGGATCATGGCGCACAAGGTTCTGGAACAGTTTTGAATTAATTCGGAGAGTTGAGCCAACTAGAGGTATGGCAGTACCTACAGTTGAGGCTCGGATCGCATCAAAAACTCCCTCTACTAGAATGACATCTCTATCCCAATCAACATAAAGTTCGTTAAATACAATATCCCTGTTTACTCTTGGATTCTTATATCTCATCCAATCTCCGTCATACGAGCGAGCTATAAAGAAATTGGCTTTGCCTGTCATACTAAAAGATGGAATAATAATTCTACCTCTGTACTCTCCTTCATCGCAGAAACCGATCTTCCAGCGTAAAATATCTTTTCTCGTCACGCCACGACCAATCAAATAGTTCATAGCATTCTGAGCAGAGATCGTATTTGTATTAGCAAGGGAGCGAAACTCTTTTGGAAGCTCAACTACTTCTTCTGGCTTTTCTTCCTCTTCTTCAAAGATATTGTCAAAGCCACCTAATTCTACCCTGTTGGTTAGGGCTCTCCATTCTTGGACGTGCGAGAAAGAACCGTACCTACGGATAACTTGGTAAACATCGCTGCTTCTCTTGTCACAAACCCAGCACTTGTACACGTTCTTGTCCACATTGACAGAGAACTTTCTCTTGTGATGGTTGCAATAAGGGCATATAAAAAGATGCTCTTGACCAGAAATACGAGACCGACCAAGAACATCTTTCAGGATTTGAAGCTTTTCTCTCATGCTCTAGGTGTAGCATGAGAGAAACCAGCAGTCAAGGAATTAACCCTTGATTAATTTTTGCCAGCGATTGTAGATAGATTCATCCAACTCTCCACGAGCTTGTGCTGCCGCGAACTCTCTTTCAAATTCATCAGGCTCTGTGTTTCTGTCGTAAAATCCACTTTCAATCTTTTCCATTTCTATTTTAATCTCTTCAGCAGTCATTTTTATTTCTTCGTTCTGCTGGATACTAACGTCTTCACCTTGTGCGATTACATCTTTTAACAATGCTAACATTGTAATCGTTTTCCCAATCAAACTAATCGCTCTTTTTCTATTGCCTAGAGGGCCTTTGGCAAACGTCATCTTACCGAAATCAGCGATATCTCCCGGCAAGAACTCATCCACTTTACTAAAATCGTAAGTAACAGTCTTAGTCGGCCCTTTCTTGGCCTTGAGACGCTTCTCGATGTTTCTTAAATCCTGAACTGCTTGTTCAATCGCAGGTGCTGCAGACGTCATAGCAACTACACTGCCACCTGTAGCGGCAGCAGGTGATGCCGCCTGGCCTATTGAGAGGCTACTTGACTGCGTGGCGCTCGGGAGAGTACCAGTAAATTCTTTCTTTGAGCGCTTAATTAATTCAATTGCTTCTGATGGCCCGAATTGACGTTTAAGCTCGGCGGCAGTTGCTTGATACCACTTTTGGAAAGCACTATAGGAACTGTCTTTTGGCAATACAGCTTCTTTCAAATTATCTCCAGTGGTCGCCGCAATCCACACTCTAGCCATTTCAGCATGTTTTGGACTCACTGAAGCAAACTTACGCCAGTCAGCAGGAATACCGGAAAGATCAACTGCTGAACTTGACTGTTGTGATGGCTTGGATACTTGAGTTGGCATCTTCTGCCTTAGTTGGGTATACATCGGACTGACAGCATTCTTGAAGCCACCTTCAGCCGGTGGTTCAACCACTAAAGGCTCTGCTAGTAAGCCGAGAATCTTATCATTTCGTTGTAATTCTTCATAAGATTTTGGTGGAGCAGCAAATACATCGCTCATAGTTTTAAAGATCCTACTTGCTACTTGTATCCTATCCTGATCCGTGCTTCCCCAGCTGTTCCATGAACCATTGCTTTGCAAATATTGTAAAATACTGTCTGCACTAGATAGGTTTGCTGATGCCTGCTCAGCCAGAACAGTTTTAACTTCTTGGATAACCATTTCCTCTAATTGCTTGCTTGTGAGTTTCATCTTCTTTGATCTCCTTTGTTGTCTTTCAATTCTTTTAGCTAACCTGACCTGTAAATTATTTTTTGCTCTCTCGATCCTGGCTTTAAGCTTTTCACTGTTTTTTGCTTTTGGCAATAAACTTTCTAATCTTTCAATCTTCTTTACTAAAGCTGGAAATGGCAACGAATTGTCCGAGCCACGCTCAGTTTGCTGTCCAAATTGTTTTGGGTTTATTGGCAATAACTCACCAGATTCTGCATTATTTAATTCCTGTTCGACTGAACGTTCAATTAACTCTTCCATAGTTTCTTTGTCAACTCGACCAGTCGCTTCTAGGCGATTTCTTTTTTGAAAATCAATTACTGCTTTTTCTGTTCTAGGGCCAAAATACCCATCTATTCCAATTCTGATACCTGCTGTTTGTAGCAGCCCTTGTAGAACCCTAACTATTCCTTCTCCTTGCGCACCAGAAGGCAAGGATCTATCAAATTTTTTCAAGACTCCTTTATTATTTAGGATATCTTCTTGTGTGAGGTTAGTCACTTGATATGTTGGTCTAACATTTGTACTGACCGCTGTCTGAGCCTGTTTTCGTGCTTCCTCTGGAGTGTCCCCACCTTTCTCAACCTCGGCAGCTACTTGTTTCTCTGTTTCGGCAACTCCACTTAATACAATTTTATTAGCGTTAACAGCAGAAGATACCACTCTATCAACAAGCTTTAAAAGTGCTGTTTCTGCCGCATCCTCACTCTTAATACGAAAACGATCTTCTGTGCCACGATCTCTAGCATACTGCCATTCAGAAGCGATCATCTTCTTAACCAAACTGGTCAATGAATCCTTCATAAATGCTTGTTTTATTGGAGTCGGGCTAATTGGACTGTTTGCTACTGTTATCTCATTAGCTTGCTCAATAAACGCCTGCCTTCGACCAATCGCTTCCGTGCTTGGGTTATTGGGAGTATAATCTATGGTTGCTGTCGGAGCGTAATCAGCGCCGGACATGACCCTATCTAGACCCAAAGAGGGAACCCAATATTCCTTAAACCTGCTATAAAAATCTGTTGCGTTAAAGATGTAGCTACAGCATTCTGCTAAGAAGTTTGCATACTCTTGTGAGTATGCAACCATTGAGTCACTAAGTGGCTCAGAAGCATCATCTGGTATTAACTTAAGTATTTTTTCTGTGTCGGGGTTTGAGCTACTTTGCTGCACCCAGGCTTGGAAAATATTAGCTAAATATGCAGAGGTTGGGGCACCGACGAGAGCAGTTTGTCTTAGGCTAAACTGCCCTCCTGACGTAAACATTGCTTTGCCAAGACTTTTAAGTACCGGCCCTAAAACTTTAGTGCCAAGGAAACTAAGTGCTGAGCCTGCCATCGGTGCTGCTGCTCTAAGACCTAAAGCTCCGAAACCCACTTCATCCAACTGCCGCTGCTCTTTCATAGCAGACTTAGCTTCTTCAATAATAATTTGATTTATTTCAAATTCGGTCAACTTATGTGCCATTCTTTGCGTCTCCAATTAGCTTGATAGCTGCTCTTGCTATGATTAAACTGTCTGCTCTATCATAAGATACTGGCTTGGGGTTCCCTCTGCTAGTATATTCTATAGTGAAAGACTCTTCATTCTTCAATAAATAGTCCAAAACAACATCTTTTGCCTTTTGGCCTCTGGAAACTTTAATGCCACTTAACTTTCTCGCTTGGGCTGGAGATATATGAACTGGTCTATATCCAAACGTGTCATGACACAGCCAAGAAACAATACCATTAAAGGCTTGAAGTTTCGCCATTGTCTTGGCTGTTGAGCCACCTGATTTAAAGAAAACAAAAGGTTCCTCAATATAGACATGTTTTATATTGTAGTAAAGATTTATTTCCTTAAGTTTTTCTTTAATAAACGATCCTTTATTATAGAGATCTGAAAATAAACGTTTGTTTCTTAAGTCCCATGCTTCACAAATTATTATTTTTGCTTCCTCGTCTAGAATCGTATATCCTGTAACTGAGGTGCTTATATCTAATCCCAATATCATATATCTAACTTAACTTTAAATGTAAATTCCCTGTCTTCTGTTTTCTTAACAGGTTTTGCAACAGTTGTCACGCCAATTAAGTTTTTATCTTTGTCATATATTCCAATTTTTGATACATAGGTTTCCTTAGCGAAGCTACCAGTTGGTGTATCGTAGGAAGAACTTACAATATTTACTGTGTCTAGTTCTGGCTCTGAATACAAAACAGAGCTTGTTATACTTGAATAATAATCTGTGGCTGTACTACGACTTAAGAAAGTTGGGTTATTTGAGTAGTTTAACTCGCCCTTTGGAGCATGAGCAAGCATAGTCATAACAGGGACTTGATTTGATCCAGAGAACTGCATAGAATAGCTTGCAGAAGCTCTAGTATCTGCACTGTGCCCGTCGTTTGGTATACCATCATTCGCCCCTACACCAAAGTAAAGCCATGAAGAAGTTACTGCTGTCCCAGTGTTTTTATAGTTTAATTCTGCATCAGCTGATGGGCCAGTAGTTTGCAAATTCCAACTTCCTGTTAAAATGACAAAGCCCTGCTTGTATAGAGCTATACCAGCTACACTACCAGACCCTGTGCTGCCTTCAGGCCCTACTTGTATAAGTTCGCCATTTCTATTTTCATCTTTAAGTTGTCCGATAAGAGTACCAGTTAGATAATACTTTATATCTAATGTTCCTCTCTCAATTCCACCTCCGTAAAATATACTTGGAATACTTATAAGGTTAACGGGCACTTCATCTAAATCTCTAGAGTATCCATCCGAGAACGAAGCAGAATACCTAAAATGTGGACTCATGAAAGAACTGGCATTTATTGTATTTTTCAAGCTGTTTATATGAGAAGAGGAAAGTAAAGTTTTAAGTCTCTCATATCTCTGTAGGCTGTTCCTTGCGACTGTTGATAAGCTTGTTACAACATTATTCGTGTCGTATGCAGGAAGCCCACTGTCCGTTGTGTCGCCATCTTCAAGTTTAAGTGGTATACCTAAGTGCTCCACCCTCTCGTCATTGATGACTGTTTCGTTATTCGTCCTCATTGTTGAAAAATGATTATCGTCAAAAAACTCTCTGACTATTGAAGACGATAGAGGGTAAGCTGAACCACTGATAGTAGACCCGTACTCAAGTGAATAAAAATCAGTTGTGGAAACCGTCTTAAATGTTGTAAGAGAACTATCTTTTGTGATAAAAGCGTAGATAAGACCCGTATCACTCTCGGTCCTATCTACGTTCATTTCATATAAGCTGATGTGTCCCGATGGAACACCAGGGACACTAGAAGCAAATTCTCCTGCTAACTCACCCCTATTGTTGTAGAATACTTGTGAATTGTAGATATCAAACTTGCAAGAAGGATTTGTTTCAAGAAAGTTTACAAATAAATCGTTATTTGTAAATTTGTAATAAGACATAAGTCCCCCTAGTAATCTAAGCGGACTCTTAGTGTTAACTCATTCGATGGGTCTTTCTTGATTGGCTCTGACAACTTAGCAACAGCCATTAGCTCATTGTCCGCAGAATAGAGTCCGACTGTCGTAATGTATGAATGTGGGTCTGACGCAACAGAACCATCTTTAATAACAATCTCACTTGGGCCACCAGCCGAAGTGGATAGATATGTTGGGTTAGCGCTGTAATTGAATTCAGAGTTGTTGACACGACAGAAGTAAATTGTTGAATTTAGCTCTGTGGTGTTATTGAATTGGAGGTTGTACACTCTATTCCTAAGCTCGTCTGCCATAACTTGGATGGTAGAAGCAGTAACAGCGTTGAAACCTGTTGTGCCTCCAGTAGACACAATTTGCAAAGTGCCCGGTGCCGTGTTGGACAGGATGCCTCCATCGGCAGCGTCGTTAAATACAGAGCCAGAGACAACAGCGACACCTGCTTGATAAAATATAAGTCCACAAGCTGGATTTGTTGTAGCATCGCCAAGAGTTTCCCCTTGGATATTAGCTGCCGAATCAATTGCTGAAGAAGAAGCAAAGAGGACGCCGTACTCTCCAGCCGGTGAGTTTACAAAATATCCGTCCGACCCCGATGTATCAGTTAGCTTAATTCTCTTATCAAAAGCTGTTCCGTCCTGGGATCTGGAGCCCGATACACCCAACTCAAGCTCAAAAGTCCCTTTCTTAATTTCGTCCTTTGTAAGAAGTCTTGAGAAGTTAACAAAGTAACACTCCTTGAGCTTTGTGCCGCCAGCGATGATATCACCGTCTTCATCGAAAAGACGAACAGAACCAGTCTCGTCGTAGCCCATAAGAACCTGCGCCATCTGATTGTAGATATTGATCTTCTTTGAAGTCTGTGATGTTGTTGAGGAACTAAGAGCACTTGAGTCAGCTATGCCCGCAGTGATATCAAAGATATGGTTTGCAGAAGAACTTAGATAAGGATAATCGTAGACACTCTCAAACATTCCATGTGAGTACGTCTTGATATGGGTCTCAGACCCTAATGCGACCGAATCGCCACCGTAAGTACCAGACACAATGCTTCCAGTAATTGGAATGGACTCATGCAGTAGAGTTCTCGTAGATGTTGAATCGCCAGAGGCTAGAGACTTATAAGTTGATGCCATAATTACCTTCCTTTATCAAACCTTGATGTATCTTACTGGAATATCGATGCTGTAGCCCGTTGAAACTCCAGTGACCTTCACTGTTGAATCAATGTGCTTAACGCTTGTTGACCCAACAGTAGAGGTGCCACCAAGCCTAGTAAATAGGGTGTCGCTACCATTAATGTCGAGAGTAGCACTAATTCTAAACTCGACTCTAGTACCCCTACGGCCATTGATCGATGAGCCGTCTGCTGTCAAATCATTGATTAGGGACACTGTTGAGCCAGCGCCGCCTTGAGAAATAAAATATGTTGCGACATTATCCTCGTCAACGAAGCTAGCTGGGATAGATGCGCCAGAACGGCTGACTAGCGTACCGAATCTGTTATCCATCTTAATCTCGTATTGGGTCTCTAGTAGATCGCCTGTGAGTGCTGCAACTGCTAGATTTCCATTTGCATCTACACCTTGATCAATACGAATTGTTGTGGAGTTTGTTGAATTACTGTTCTCGCCGTAGATTACTCCGTCTCTCGTGGAGATATCGGAGCTTGTTTCGGTTGATTGATTAACAGCAACTAAGAAGGCATTCGTTGTCGAATCTCTTGTTGTGCCCTTCGTCTCAAAAAGCTCCAGAATAGGTAGATAGAGGAAATCATTCCGGCTCAGAGTAACAAGCTTATGATGCAGCTGGGAGCCTGGGCTGGTGAAGGCTTCAAGAACTGGCGTCTGTAGGATCTCTAGATCATAATAAGCAGAACCGCTTGTATGAGCCGGATCATATAGTCTATAATTAATCTCATCATCGCCGAGGGCAAACTTTGAAATATTGAAAGTTCCGTCTCCTCTAGCTAATCTACGTCTTCCTGCATCGGTAAGGACAGCATCTAGAATGATGTCGCCACTGTTATCCAAAAAAGCCATTTTCGTTCCTCTCTAAAATTTAAATAGTTCGCTATATGAATAGTTTCTATTTATGAAGTTGGTTTTCTCAAATCTTCTTTGTTAAATGTTAGATTAAAGTCTATCTTTTTTCCTGTCTTTTTTGAGGTAAGACGTATCTTAAATGTCTTATCCCATATTCTATCTTCTTCCTCTATATAGTCTGCCCCCAACTGAACGTCGGGGATATCACTTGGGTCGGTAAAGTCAGTATTGGATGAAACATCTGCCGTAACCTGATCTAGTGTTGGTATGATTTCCATAAACTTCATTAGATCAACGGAAGATACTTCATTATTAATGTAAGGAAACTCATGAGGTTTAACGAGAAGATAAACAGCGCCGCCATCGTCTACTAGCTCAACTTCATAAACAATTGTTGGATTAGAGAAGTTTCCGTGGTAGTCAACAGACCTAAATGTATACCAGTATTTAACATTTGGCTGTAGCTTCTCTTGGTGTGCTATAGACGTTGCTCTAACAATCTTATTGTTTGCTGGTATCCTTGTTGACACCGTGTTACGTAGTTTTCCTGCGAAGTCGGAGTAACTTGTAGGCGGGCTGTCTGTTCTGAATATCTGGAAGAAAGAAGTCGCATCATCTTGTGAAAATTCGATTGCTTCTCCAGCGGATTTGCCTTGAGCCTCCACATGCCTATTAAACAGTTGCGCTTCTCCCTCTTCAATTGGTATCGGAACCTGCTCGACCGTTATGTTTGTAGATGCAAAACTAAACAACAATGTATCGTTAATTGCCCTATAGGGCGTAATTGTGACCTCTGGTGGAGGTGGAGGCTTTGAAAGAACAGAGGTTGTTGTAGTCATATACGGAACCTCTACAATCTCAACTACTGGTGTCATAACAATTTCATACTCTGCCTCGTAACCGTTCAGTTCTACAGTGCTTGCACCGGCTCCAGGCTCGACCTTTTCAATAGAGCTTCCATAATATATAATATTATCATTTCCAGCTGCTTCTTGATCCATGAGGTTATCCGGCGAATAGGATGATAGTTGCTCGAAACCAGTAATAGGAGTCCCGTAAATGCTGTATGAATTTACGCCAGCCCAATCAGGTGTCAAAAGGGGGCCATAGTTATTAACAAGGAAGACATGATGAGATGGAGGAAAACCTTGAACAGCGCCAAAAATGACAAGAGGATTATCACTACTCGTAGGCGCTCTAAATCTAAATATTTTATTATCAAATGCACCAAACCATAACTTTAGCCAATCTCTAACAGTAAAGTCTGATGGGTCTAGCGTTGGTAGCGAGATGGGGTTTCCTGTAAGACGCGCAGCCAATAAAAACGCGGAGGCGACTGAGGAATCCACAGGCGTGTCGGAAGTAACTCTATAATCATCCGACCAAGGAATATTACCAAACAGTTCTCTCCATGAAGGTACACCACCATTAGCTGGCGAATGGTCTCCAAGAAAGGTATTCACCACGAGCGGCTGACCGGTGGCAGGCTTCAAGTTCCATGAAGTTTCCAATATTTCATTTAGTCTTCCAATTGATAGAAAATATGCGTTCTCAGAACTAAACCCTGGAGCATCTTCAACCGAGTCTCCTAGGGTGTAGTTGTACGTTGGATCGTACAGATTTGCGTATACCGCCCAAGCAGGGTCACTAGTTAATGGTATCTCTGCTATGGCTTTTTCCCAATCTTCAAATAGATTAGCAAATCCTGCCCATTTAACGATGTATCCAATAATGATTCCGTCCGCATCTAAAACAGTTTCAACAATTGATGCTTTTGGCTCGCCACCATCGGATTGCTCATACTTGTACTTTAAACCAAATACATACTTAAAAGCGCTAACCTTATAAGTGTATTCCTGCCCGTACTTCACTTGGGAATCAACATAATTGATTTTTGATGCTGGGGATCCAATCCCTTGTGCCGGAATCCATATGTCTTGAATTGGATCTACGTTTGTATTTCTACCAACATATTTTGCAACCCTGTACATAACAGTTTCATTGTGTGCTGTTTTGCCATCTTCAAAAGATTCCTTATACAATCTACCAAAATAGTTTCCACCCTCTGTCGTGTTGAAAGAAAGATTAGCTTGGCTTGAAAGGCCCTCTGGTCCTCCCGCTCCATACTCACTAGGTGAAAGTATGCCAGGCTCGTAGGAAAGCTGTGTGGTTTGTAATATTGAATTATCTATCAAGACCGCTTCAAGAAAGTTTGGCCCGTCTACAGTTGGGTCTTCTTTAAGGGCTAGAGCCAATCTCGTTTGCCCAGAAGAGAGCACAGAAGAATTAAAATCGACAAAAAGCTTTTTCGTATCATCAAAAGTATCTTGAGGGCTATCCTTTGGAACACCATTTGCTGAATCTCTGTGATAGGTTATGGCAGCATTAAATGAATTAAAACTACCATTCTCAAAACCAGTTGAAGAAAGTAAGTAATTGTGCAAAGGCGGAGAAACAGATAACCTCTCTTGTTGTGCGTTTGCAGAGTCAAAGAATGTTTTCTCTTCAAAAGCATACCGAGGATCACCATTTGTCGCAATCGCTGGGTCTACATAATCTTTGTCGTATACTCCAGCTATGTGTGAACCAAAAGAAGCATATAAAAGATTGGTTGCCAATTCGCCCGCAATTGGCCTTACTAGCCGTCCGTCTAATGTAACAAATTCTGGATAAGTCTCCGTTTGAAAATATACAGAGTTGTAAAATGGAATCTTATTTTCTGTTGGGAATATATCTATAATTTCTGGGCTGCTTAATAAAACAGATGTCTGAAAAGAGAAAATAATATTCTTTGCTTTTGTTTCAAGAGAACTTTGTTCTTCGGACTCCAAATCAATATAGATTTCTGGCCACTGCTTATAATAATTTGTATATTTAATGTCTAATGTTTTGTCCAGATCTGAAAGTAAAAACTCTTCCAAGCTCAGGCCAGATGTATCAAATTCATCTTGCAGATATGAATCAGAAAACAATCCTTGTTTTATGATAACATCTTCTTCAATTCCGCCATAAAGTAAGGTATGATCTTTCATATCTTGGTACACTTCGTATGTTCCAAGCCCCGCCGACCCGATTGAAATACTAGGTAAATAAGTTGGTGTAGTAAACTGAGGGCTTCCAGACGCATCTTCGAAGGTAGCCTCATCGCCAAGCCTTTCGATTAAAGAAATATTATAATAGTTTGGAAGTATTTCTTCCCTAACATTAGTTATCGAACCCTCATATTCTTCAATTAAATAATTATATGATGAAGAAGATTCATTATCCGAGCCAAGCTCAGGCATCTCGTATTGAAAAGTTCTATCATAAAAGCGTCCATCACCATCTGTGGGGTTTTGAAAAATGTATTCAATATCTGATTTAAAGACATTAATTGATGAATAATTAATGCTATCACCAGTCACCTTTAGTTTTAACTTTGCAATTCCAGTGGAAGCATCCCTAGATAAACCCATAAACAATTCTGGATTTTGAGGAACAGTCTCCGTGCTTTCTTTTCTCTTAACGACTACAGATCTAGCTGATTCTCCGGGGCTTCTCGGTGGTAAATTTAATTCTGTAGGATCTGCATAACGGACTCCAGGCGAAGTAGGGTCAAAAGTTAATCTCTTTGCTTCGGGATTCCAATTCCCGTCGATAAGATAGTGTTGGCCCATCAATAATCTAAAGTTATCCCTAATCGTAGTTGGGTAAACATCTGGGCTGATGTATTTTTTAGTAGCCACTTGAGCCTCCTCTAGTTAAAGTAGTCGCTTGTGAATTACTTTGTACCGTTTCCGTGGAATTAGATTCTGGCAAATCCCTTCTGCGTATAAAATAACCCTGCTGTTGTTCGGAAGTTGGGACAGGAGTAGCCTCAACAGTAACAGTTGGCAATGCTTCTGGTGTCGGCACAACAGGCTTTGGAGGAATAATTTCATCCGTTATGACAGTCTGCGGCTCTGGCTCTACATCCAACACCGGAGGGTCTTTCGTGTCTTGTGGATCTGGGGCTGGAATTTCAATATCTTCACATTCACCAGTTTCTGAGTTATATCTTTGACCTTCGCCACATGGGTCTTCTGTGACTACTGGCTTGTCTGGGATAGTTTCTTGCGGAATCTCCCTATCATCACAAGGGTCATCTTCCTTAAGTTTTTCTTCTGGGACTGTCTCGCCACTCGTTTCGATAATTCCCAAAGAATCACTAATCTGTTGATTATCTGGTGTAGTGCCGCCTGCTGTTTCTTCCTTTTCTATAACAAAAACAACCTGTTCTGCTGAAACGGGGATCGTCATACTGTAGATTGGCTTCATCCCCTCATCGAATCCAGTAATATATTTTACAGAAGCAATTGTTTTTTCTAACACTTCTTCTTCTTTTATTTCTATTTCTTCAAGCTTCGGGTCTAACTGCTGTTCCTCTTTAGCTCTAGCCATCCTCATACGACGTCGAATCCTTAAATGTCTCCTTGGTAACGAGTCTTTTCTGTCGATAGGAGGCTCTTCTGTCTGCCGTATTTCTTTGGACAGCAGCTTATCTTTAAGCTCTTGCTCTTTAGGGTCTTCTACACTATATGCTTCTTCGGTCTTTTCTCCACCAGTCTTAGTTTGGAAATTTCTTCCTTCTCCAAAATACTTTGCAGAGTCACCAGACTGTTCTTTCTTCTTTCTTCTCAGCCTTCTGTTCTGGATCCTAACACCCATACCCGCCAAAACATCATCAACCGTGCCATCGCTATACTCCGTTGATACCTCATCTGTCCTTAGTGCGCTAAGAGCTTTCTCGTAAGAGCCTGCTAGCGCTCTAGATAACACTATATCTTCTTCTTTAGTCTCAACAACAGTTGGCGTTAGTGAAGAATTATAGACTTTTCTAAAACCTTTTAAATCTTCATTAGTTATTTGCCTTTCATTCTTGCCTACGATTTCTGGGAAGAACTTATTAGCTTCTATGTTGAACCGGTTAACTAAACTATTTCTATTGATTCTAGGAAGCCTGCCGGGACTCTTAGTTAGTGCGCCCCTCATATAGCTCAAGTATACCTTGCTCCTAGAGTGCTTTGAAGCCCTCCACGGCTTCTCGGCGAAGTCCCTACTACTTCTTAGTCTATCGCTCTTCTGAGGCTTGTTCCTGCCCCCAGAAGACCTAGAGGTGTTCTCTGCTACAGATACTTCATGCTTGCTCAAGGATGTGATGAGGGCGTCTAGAAGTTCAATATATTTTTCAACTCCTGCCAAGTTACCAGTTGAAGGATAAAGCGTTTTTTGTAGTTGCTTCTTTTGTCTTCTAGGTATCTTGCGACCAAGCAATTCCTCTAAAGCACTAAAATATAACATAGGAGAAGTTCTCCATGGTAAATTTGCAGCTTTGTTTGCGTTGCCTTTTGTTTTTATATCCAGATTGTAAATCTTTTTTAGGTATGAAAGATATTCATGACTGAACTGGCCTGTCTGGGAATTAAAGTTAGATGGACTCTTTGCTTCTTCATAGTACGACATAATAATTTTTCTCGCTCTACGCAAGGAGTTAAGTCGCATATTGACAAACTTTTTAGTAGGATCTGTCACATCAATTTCGACACCGTATTTATAAGTGCCGTTTGTTAACTCCGACGCTTCAGCATCTACAAAAGAGAAAGCCTTTTTAGTACCAAGGCCAGAAATCCTTAATTGCTCAAAATATCCAATTGTCTTTTCACTTATTTCATCACCGTCTTCATCAATAATATTCTTTGCTGTTGCGACATTTCCAGCTTGCAAACTAGAATCAGAACTTGATACAACAACTGTTCTCTCCGGTGCCCTTGATTTTACTATTCTGGACTCCTTTGAGTAGCCGCCCTCAAAGTCATAAATCTTGTCTCTATAAATTGTTATGTTATTGATCCTTGCGAGGGACATAATTTTTTTTCTGTTTCTCAAGTTCATAAGCTGGTTATATTCCGAGTTCTGACGTAAGAAGCTCTCTAGATCAAAGGCAAACATGCCCCTAACGATACCAGTAGAGTCTCCACTAAGGAATATGTCTGAATATATTTTTGTTGGTGTCTGCTGCGAAGTTAATGCAACCTGCTCTTGCAGTCCCTTCATCCGGCCAAATATTCTAAAATCTCTTACTATGTTTTCATGTTCTACGACTGTAAGTTTTCCATGTGGCTGGTCTGTATGTCTGGCCCCTTCCATGAAGCCCAAGGTTGGATGCCTATGCACAGGACCTTTCCATATACTTCCATCTCTAGAGTAGAATGTATAAGACGTGAAATTTGTTCTGCCATTTGACATAGCCTTTTGTGATGTTCTCCTACCATATAACCCTAGCGGCTCAAACGCAGGGAACACTGTAAAGCCAACAAACTCAGACTCTAGCAGGAAAACTCTTTTTAGTTTTATCGTACAAAGGGTATCATTGTGTTCGGATAGCTGCCTAACAGCATAATCTTTAAGTAACTTATTTGTTGGGAATGAGAGCGTTTTCTCTTTTATATGCTTTTTAAATCTTTTTGGGATAGATTTGATCGACGTAACATTTGAACTTTTTATGTAATCAAATGCTGCACTAGAAGTTGCGCACAGCACCTTGACAGTTAGGGAAGCTAGAATAGGTGGGTTGTACCAATGTGGATTTGCGAGCAAGTCATTCAAGGAAACTGTAATTGTTGCGGCTACAGCTTCCTTTTCGTTAGCATCTAATCTTCTGGTGCCGCTAGACAATCTGTTGTTTCCATATACATTTTTTACAAATTCTGGTCTGTCAACATCATTTGTGAGTAAATCCTCGCTTCGTAAAGAAGTGGGATCACCCAATACAATAGAGTCAATGAAAACATAAGGAAGTCTTTCACCAACTAATTTTCTTAAAACTTCGTTTCTTGAAAGCATTAATATACGGTTCCAGGCTTATCGCTGCAAGGATCATCCAAGTCTGGGCAAGGCTCGGATACTGCATCTGTACTGTAAATATCTACCAGTGCAATATTTTTCACATCTTCGCATTCAAAATCAACATTGATGTATCTGCCATCTTTCTTATTCTCTTCGATTGATGAGCAGATAAGCTGGCTATTAATCTGCTTATCAACATATATGTTGAAATAATATTCAACATTATCAGGTGTTATTGGTTCATTTGACGTTATGATTTCATCATCATCTAATAGAATTCCATCTTGAATATTAGATGGTCTTCTCCTAAACTTTAAAGGCTTTAGTCTTTCTACGAGAGAAGCCTCTAGTCCAGCAACACTTTCCGTAGTTACCTCAAACACTTCAATTTCAAAATTATCTTTGGTAAATTCTGAATTTAATTCTTTAACTTGACAAAGTAATATTTCAGGATCAATATCCAGTATCTCTCCATTCTCAAACTGGATCGCCAGTTCAGTATCCGATATGAAATCTCTGTTTGTTATAGTATCTATTTTGTAGGTCAGGTCTACATTGATTTGTGGAATATCAAGCGTTGGCCTTGTAGAGCTAGAAAACGTATCTGTAGAGGAAGCTATCTCTCCACGCAGAAGTGTGATTGACCAAGCTGGAGCTTTCGTTGTCAGCTTATCAGTTGTGCCAAGCGCATATTGAGGACCATAATAATCTCTGTCAAATGCACTAGTATCTGATAAAGACTTTAGGTTTTCTTTTGCTTGTTCTATCTCTGCTGGTAGCTCTAAGCTAAGCTTGGGTGACAGCACTGGTCCAGTGTTAGCCCCCCCTGGGGACGGAGAAGTTCCTGCAACTCTCAACCTAGTCGTCAATAAGCCTGTTTTATGAAAAACATTTCTATCAGAAAAAACTGTTTGTGTTGCAAGTTGCGGAGTATCTTCTTGAATTCTGGGTTCTATAGAATTCTGCTCTCTTTCGGGAGACTCGTTTGGTCTACCATACTGACTCTCATAAAGAATATTGTCGTCAAAAAACGCATAGTATTCTGGCTTTAGTCGCCCTACCGACAATAAGTATTCACCATAAGGAGTTAGGACCGTATCTAAAACTTCTTCTTTTTTATCTAGAAATTTCATTCTTGTTCGCTCCCAATAAGGTCAATTTTGGCGTCTATTTTAACTAGCTCTACCATAGAAAAGAAGTCATAAGGCCAGTTGTAACTATATTCCGTTTCTCTCTTCTTACCAGCAATCTCAAATTCAAACTTAAATCTCTTATCATCTAGGTTATCTCCAGACTTTGAAGCAACCTTAGAGAAGTAGTTCTTAACTGCCTTTTGTTTGACTTTGAATACCATCCACTGAAGTTGGTCTGGGACCTCGCTAGAGTTTAACAGCTGATCTTCAAGAACCTTGTGGCTGATTGATGCTTGTTGTTCCTCTACTCTTTCGATTGATTTTGGAGGTAGATTTTGCCAAATATGAGTTAGGTCGTCTGAATCAAAAGTGTGGCTAAACTCGAAAATGTACATTGCTATTGGCCTAACTGATGGATTCGTCGCAAAATCAAACTTTGGTGGGAATACATAGTTCTGCATCTTTGAATACATATCTGCAATTGAATTATCTTCTGGTAGCTTCCCAGCCCTCATTGCTTGGGCTATGGTATCTGGTATTTCAAAGAAGGCTTTTGATGAGCCTCTCTGAACAAATGGAATCGCCACAACGGCTTCTTTTATTTCTTTAGCTTGTGCTACTTCTCCAAGTCTACGTGGGTCTTGACTAATTCCCAACAAATCAACCAATGACTCAGTATCTGCCCCATCATAGTAGGTTGTTGCATTCGGGTGCTGTGCTAGCCACTCACTTGGTATATCAGTAGCTTGTAGGAATATTCCCTTCTCTGGGGTATCAGGTGGTAATCCAAACTGGTGCCACATGCCACGCGGCACTGATTCAGAACCGTAAGTTGGCATCGTTAAATTACTCTCTAGGTCAACAGGAGAGTCAGCAAAGTTAAACATAGGAGTTTCCCACTTTGGCTGTATCACCATCGCAACATGATTAGCTGTTGGGTCATCAGAAATCTTTGTTGGTTGACCAGTAACGGGATCATATTCTACTGATTTAATTCTAGCTCTGCCATCAGTAATCAACACATCGTCTAGGTTAAGTATGTTCTGCCTAAGAGGTCTTTTTCCGGCTACTAGATTTGGATTATAGAATCCCGCGTTATTGCCAATAGTAAAATTATCATCAAAACGAATGCTGAGTTCTGCGCTGATTGCTCCTAAAATTTCTTCTAGTCTGTACTTCTTTGTCTCTGTCGCGGTAAAAGCAAAATCTAGCCATGCTTGGCCATGGTAATATGGTGGAGTAGCAGCCCAATTGTATCCGCTATGACTGTCCAGCATTCTCTGTGACAGTGTTCCATCATGATCTGTTTGTGCAAGAGCGTTTCTACCTGTTATCGGATGGTAAAAAGCAGATGGCCTACTGTACATTGTAAACGTTTCACGTAAATCTGATTGAAGCGGATTGTCTTGTGGCACTTCATAGCCTAGGCTACCAAATGTTCTAGAAGTGTTCATGCTTCTATACATCTTGACTCTCATCGCATATGTCGTCCCAGATACTGCATTACCGAACCCTGGATCACTTTCTGGTAAAGATGTAATCGTAGTCATGTTTCCGTTTGGCAAGAAGAATTCTGGGCACTCTCCAAAGAAGTTGCTTGCCATCATTCTATACAATGGATCGCCTTGGCCATTCCAAGACGCTGTAAGATTCATGGATGCACTTGGGTGAGGAGCAGCATCAAGTATCTGAAAACCAGCAAGATACTTCTCCGGCTCTACTGCCGCCTCAAAATCAATATATCTTAGTAATGCCTCGCCACTTCCACTAATCGCATAGTAACTATCACCTAGAGTTTGCACTTCAAAGCTGCTTGTCATAACCGGATAAGGAACTCCGATACCACTTTTGACTGAATTATAAACAATGCCGGGTGCGAATACAGGCTCCAAGAATGGCCTTATTTTAGCCTGCTCGTAAGTAGAATCAGCACCTTCAACTTTAACAAACTGTGCATAGGAAGAAGAAAACTGTGTTGCCATCTGTAGTGTTCTTTCCGCAGGATAGAAGCCGTTATATGGTAGGAACTTCATGAGAGCTTTACAGGACAAAGTAATCTCTCTATCGGTGGTTACATCTCTATGGTCACTATCTATAATATCAAAGTGCCTAAGGAAGTCGGAATTTGAGTATACATTATAGAATTGCTCATATGAGCTATCAGTGGGGAAATCAGAAGAAGCTGTCGCCCCGAAGATATCAAATGAAGCAGTATTCTCTGCTAGGAAATCCCCAGCCATAGTCGATACATAGTATTCCATGTGATCACTAATTCTAAACTCTGGGACCACTGAATAGTCCTTACCATGATACCTTATCTCATTTGCATAATCAGAGTATGTGTTGTAAGCAGGATTGGATCTATCGCTAGAGCCGGTCACAAAGGAACCATTCTTTATCGCTCCTGCAAGCTCTCCCGTCTGCCACAAAGCGTTACCATTACCAATATCGATGTAACCAAAGATATCTCCACCTGTCCCTGCCGCAGAGCCCGTCTGTGAAATTACAATACCAGATGGAGCTACGACAGAAGATGTTGTAGCAGAATAATGCTTGTGAGAGTATAGTGCTGATGCCGTGATGGCTGTCTTTGTACCGTGGTGCGTGTAAGTTCCAAAGTTCTGTAGCTCTCCTGCTGGATCCGTGGCGTCGTTCTCTGCCTTAATACCAGCTACATCATAGGTAGTAAATGTTGGCTTCGCATCAAGAGCCCAAATGCTGTAGAGGCTACGACCACCAAGGCTTACCTTATTCGCTTTATTATCATTTCTCGTATCTCTGTCAGAGTGCCAGAAGTTAATTTCATAACCTTCTCGCTGACGGATTCTGTTATCATAGACGTTTCTTTCAGATGGATACACGGTCTCTTCATACATTAAACCAGCAAATCCATATTCACCGTATAGCCTCTTGGTATTATTGTAAGCTTCAGAAGAATTACGTGATAGGTGCTGCCTTTCGTTAAGCTCATAACTTGAGAAGAAACTTAAATTGTTTCCATATGTTGAAATAATGTCGTAATCTCCAACCATCTGGACTATTGGCTTGTACCTTGAAATAATCGGAGATTCTCTAAATTGCTTATATGACCCGTATCTCTGTGCTGGGAGCACTCTGCCGCCTGGTGAATAAGTTTGCTTGTCTGCACTTAAAGTAGAAATAATATGCGTATCTCTTAGATTTCTTGCAACTGGATGTTCGCCTACCCTGATTTGGTTCCATGTATTGAAACCAAAATTATCGCCTCTATGAGATAAAATAACATTTAAAGCGTTTCCTATATTTGAAACGGAACCAAAGTTATTTGTCAGGTAAGAAACCATTCCTGTGCCAAGTGGGTATCCTAGAGTCTGCTCTGAAGAGCTTATTGGTTCTGAAATAACTGTATTTAACCCTACTGTATCGACAACTATGCCTGTGGTGGACACGATATCGCTCTGGCTCAAGAAGGTTATCGCGTTAACATACCCAGCTGAAGTAGAGACCTCAAAGTTAGCTGGGGCATATCCAAGCATCTTTCTACCACTAGCTCTCGTTCCGCCTGGCTCTGTTGAGACATAAGATGCTGTAAGCCATGTGTATTGTAGGTCACTCTGCGGAATTGGTCTCGTAACAAACGCATTGTCTCTCACTGATCCCGTGGCCACTGTCCCTAAATCACCAACAAATTCGTTACTGTACTCAATTCTATTCAGTGTGTTTCTATTAATTTTAAAGTAGTTTGCAACACCAGAGTAATCGTCTTCAGTTGCAGACACTCCGTCTTTAAAACCAAACTGTGCCGATGAAGCTGACAGGAGGACCCTAAATGGGTTTCTTACTAATAAATTCCTGTACGGCAGAGCGTTATAGACACTAAACTGCGTTGTTGCAGAGTCTAGGGCACCATGGGCGACATCTGGACCTCCAGGCGAAGAGAACCGTGTCGTCATCATATGAGCAGAGCTAGAAAGGAATTGAACCTCAGTATCTACAATTCCAGTTATAACACTAGATGTAATATTACTTACAGCTACACCTTCGTTCCTTACAAACTGTGAATCTCCGCTGGCCCTGCCAGCTACTTGCACCACTTCTCTAATATTCGTGTAGTTGCCTAAAGTCTCGCTACCAGTGGTTATTTGTAGATTCTCAATATTAACTGGTCTTTTGACTTTTACATTTCTCGTGAATACGGAGTACGGCCTTGTTGCGCGAGGCCATTGGCCTGCCTCATCCAAGCCTCGGAACCTAAGGGCTGTCGCAGATTGATTGACATAAAAGCTTTCCGCTCTAGTCGAAGCATCGTCAGTGCCATCAGAAATATTCTGGTGTCTTGATGAAAATCCTCCTACAAACTTTTCAGTAAACGGAGTTTGCATTGGAATCTCTCCACCTAAGTGATAAGATTCAAATGAGTGTATATTGACAGCCTGAAAATCAGTAAAGGTGGTGTTGTAGCCAGTGTCTAAGTTGCCACTTAGATACCTGAATGGAAGATAGTTTTGTGCTTTTATACCATCAAATACATTACCGGCTGAATAGGTAAAGTATTTTTTATGCATAGGATGAATTACGTCGTCTATGTCCTTGATTGAATCACTTTCTCTCGTGGCGGTAGTTACGACGGTACCGTAATTTTCTGTGTACTTGTCGATAAAAGCTCCAGGTCTTGTTGTTTGGGGAAGGTTGGTACCACCGTGAATAATCTTCCTACCAGTTCCAAATCTTGATATCTTATCCTCGGAGTCTGCCTCAAAAGATATCTTTACGGGTGTCCCTCTTCTCCTCGCCCTATCAGACACTTTACTTTGTATAATTGCTGCCCTTGTCTGGTTGACACCATCGTCACTTGAAGATAAAACAGGGTGTGTTGCTTCAGCGTATTTCCAATAAACAGTGTTTTCAGATTCCAGATTAGACACAGGAGCGTGAGCGTGTCTCCAGTTTTCTATGTCTTCAGGTACAAGCTCAAAAATACCTCTAGCTTTACCAGAAACCTCAAGGGCTGTCATCGGAGTTCTTGCCTTAAGGTCTATAGTTGGGAATTTTGCATGATATTTGGGTCTTTCCAGCACATGGCTTTCAATCATGGTCCGAACATCTTCAGATGTATTGGCAGAAGCAGGAATGAACTGTCGCAAGATGATTGATAGCGATGAATCAATCCATCGATAAAAGTCAACGTATTTATCAAGATCAGGAGTATTTTCTACATTTTCGAAAAACAAGCTTCTTAACTTGCGTAAATCCTTGTACTCCTGGCGGTATCTGTTGACAGGCTCGCCAATTAGGTTATTGAAGCCTATAATTGTAGAGAACATATTAAGCATCTCTTCAGAGATTGTTTGATACATACTCTTCTCAATCGCAAAGAAGTGATTTATTGTCCTACTGTCTCTTGTAAACGTCTCGTCATCAAACTCAAGGACATTCGTCATGTCGTAGCTTGTAATGACCTCTGGCGGATTCTGTACGGCTGTTTGTACATACTCTACAGCAATTGAGCCTGTTGCGCTAGCTGGGAAGAAAAATCCGCGCCCAGTGTATTGGTTAGCAACCGATTGGCCAAAATCACCCGGATATCTATCCCTTTTCTCAATCGAGCCAGAAGAAAAATCGTTAACTAAAAACTCTCCGTTAGAGTCAGATTGACTCACATCTTCAAGGTTCCAGTGCAACGCCAGAGTTTCAATCCTGGGGATAATGCTACCCTCTAGATCGGTATCGTACACAAACGCACTCTCGTATGGCCTCAGAACACCATGAGCGTTAGTGTTCTTCGCATGAGAAATAATTTCATTGTTATCTAAGAATGTATTCCAATGTCTAAGGGAAGTTATTTTGAGATCCGATTCATTTATTAAAGAACCGGTAAAGTTTGTCCTGTGTGCTCCGAAGTAGTATCTTCTTGGGTTACTTATGTAACCATTGTTTGTACTACTTTGCGCTGCTGATCCGGTAATGCTAAATTCATTCTTGACAACTCCAAGTTCAACATTTACACCATAAAGCTCAAGAATTATATCTGACTCCCCCGAAGTACCAGAAGATCCCGATACCTTCTCTGCGGATTCTTTTTTATCGAGGTAAGTCCTTATGGCAAGGTTCCACTTCGTATCATCATAAATATTTTCATACACACTACTTGTGACGAATATTGATTGTGAAGGGTTCTCCATAACAAAATAAGCGTCGTTAGAGCCGGGATACGTTCTGACCGCATACACCTGCAAGCTTCTGTCTGCTGCTGCAGAATAGCCAGAGTAATCCTGCAGGTCTTTAGAAGTGTTAACGCGGTGATAACCAAAAATAGAAGAACTTAAGAAATTTGTTGAGAAATAGTTTGCATCACTAGGGCTAAACTTCTTTGGGAAGATAACTTCAATCTCGGCAGTTGAGGGATTTGAAGAGCACGAAATATACGTCACATCTAAAGTGTTTGCGTTTGCACTTGAAGTTTGATGAGTAACCGTAGCCTCAAAGCGATCTGGATGATTGAAGTCAGCAAATCTTCTTTTTGTGATAGAGCTTCTAAAGTTGTCCCGCAGCTTATGTGTGACATTGTTGCCATAAAGGTTAATCTTGATCAATTCATCGTCAACACCATAACAACGAATGATGTTTCTGAATGACTTTTCTGTCCCCTTCGACTTGTAAATGTAAACTAGGTTGTTGTATATGTTCTGATATATTAAGTTTTTTACTTCTGTGATGTCTTTCTCATAGAGTTCAGTTTCACTCTGATCCTTGAACTGCTCTAAGACAGTAGCATCAACAAAGATCTCTGGTGCAAAAAGGCCATTTGATTCCAGTAGACGCCCAGAGAATGGATAGGGCCTGTGACTAGAGCTTGCATAACTAATATTCTTTAACTTTGGCACCTCAGAAATTTGTGAGTGTAGGGTGTCAAAGTAGCTACCGATGATCTGCGTTAAGTTTAATAACTCGCCACCTTCCTCTTCTTCCTGCTCAATTATCCAAGATGGCATAGTGTAATATATCGATGAATTATTTTGGTAATCATACGCAGAGCCACTAAGAGATAGAGCACTTCTCTTCGAAGTCACGTCTGGGTGGTTTGAATGAATGATGGGGTCTTCAACTTCCCTATCAGCAGCACTGGCTGATACTATAGCAGATCCTGTGTTTCTGGCATTGCTGCTCGGATACCCAACCCAAGTTCCATTCGTTATACGACCAGAGTAGTCAAGTACGGTCGAATCGGTGGTGGTATTGGTGGTGATGCCTTCATTAAATTTGAAATAAACGCCCAGTTCTGTATTAGAGATGTCGGTATTTGTCCCACCATCAACATGTCTAAAATAATTCTTGCTAATCTCCTCATGAGTTCTCTCAACTTTCCAATATCGGAATTCATCTAGGGATGCAGAAAGCTTTCCAGCACCAGCCAGGTCCGTACCATGGAAAGCATTTCCAGACGGTGCTGTAGTTAATCCGCCAATCCTAGCTCGTAAAGCACCAGTAATTGGTTGTAAGTTGAGAGAGTTAATTGAAGTATTAACCCTTTGTCCATCAATGTAGGCGTTAAGAGTTACAGAGTCGCTACCACTTACAAAAGTAATTCCATAATGATGCCAGTTTCCATCAGCGACACTACCAGTTGTATAGTCTCCATTTAACACATTAATATTCTGGAAACCTGTGGTGCCAGACATTATATTAATTCTTAATGGTCCTTCTCCACCCGTCGCTCCAGATAGGTGTACCGTAATTCTACCATAGGAATCACTACTCGACAACTCACCATTCCAAAGATCAAAAATTGTTTCTCGCTCTGTGAGACTGGTGATGAACTCATCTTTTTTCATCCAAAATTCAATCGAAAATCCCTTAGACGTATCAAGTTCTAAGTTGGATCCTCTGCTGCCTTGCTTTCCAAGCGGCAAGACACCTTGTGTGTCATAGATGTCAGTGTCATAAATGTTTGAAGCGGAAAACTCAGAATGGATTGTTTTATTTTCCATCCCATTAGAGGCTGTGTGTGGTCCACCATAAAATTCAATATATTCTAAATCTGCAGAAATACCCCAGCCATCTGTCTTACTTACTGTAGTCCCCCAACCGTCAGCAGAAAAGATAGCGTATCCAGTGCTTTTTGGATACTCTTGGTCGTAAATGTATAAGTCTAGATATGATGAGCTATTAAAGAACTCCTGCTTCTCTGCGCTTGATCCGTCGTAAGGGAATTCATCTCTAATTCTATCAAATGCGCTCTCATAGTATTTCTTGGCTGACCCATATACGACAAAGTTAGAGGCAGATGAAAAATCAACATTTGGAATAAACCGATCTTTATCGACACTTTGCGCCTGTATATTTCTGTAAGACTCCGCATCTAAACCAAGAGTAGCAGGATCTACGGATGAGAGTGTCTTATAAGATTTTCCTTTGTCGAAAAGATTCTTTGTGCTCATTCTTCAACCCTAAACTTAAATACTTCCGGCTGCTCAACCCAATCATTATTTGAGTTGTTGAAATAGGTGAATCTAATCCCATACATATATCCAGCTTCTAGCATAGACATATCTAAATCAAAATAGTTACCAGAAAGGTCATAGCTCATTGCAGTGTGCAAATCGCTTCCTGTTCCATAAGGAATTACATCTAATTCATCGACTACGCGATACACCTTATAAGACCCACTTTCAATTGGGTAGCTTTCTATCTCTGCAGAAGCCACGTTATAAATAGTAGGAGACCAATTCTTTTGTCTCGTATATACTCTAAACCTGGCTGTTTCTTTTCTGGAGTATTCTTGTTTAAGGTTTGTAATATTTGTCACATATTCATCAGAGGGAGCAATAGCATATGAATCAAGAGTTTCTGGCTTTATGGTCCCTGTGTGGAATTGCACGGTAGCCGTCGTGGCATCTGCAATAGAATCACCGCCTTGGAACCACACATCGTACACGGTCTCTAAGGGGGTTGCAGCAGCAGTTAGGGCCACGCTGGCGGTGTAGATACCTGTAGAGTAGTAAGAGCCCGTCACGACCTTGTTACGGGCTGCGTCAGTAACGTGAACTCCATCGACCACAAGCTCAAGAGCACCACCAGATGGCGCAGAATCGTCTGACGAACCAGAGAAGAAGCTGACATAGATGTTGCCCGTACCAACGCCAGGGATGTTTCTCAGTTGACCTCTAAAGTAGTTGTAGAGGTAAATCTTATTTAGATTTTCTTCGGCTGTTGCAAGTGAGCTTGAGTAAATAAAATTACCTCGATTATCTAAATCTCTAGAATCCCAGCGTGCTTCAAGGACAGGACGCTTGAAAAAGAATTCTGAGCTTCTTGCAAAGAACTTTTTTGTATAAAACGATCTTGGTTCAGATTCATGGCTAGAAGAAAGCATAACCCCAAGACCATAATTATTTTTTCTTCCAAGCGCACCGTTTCCAGTGTCATCCAGCCACTGCTCAATCAAAGTTGTCACATCAACTTCTAAGTCTTCAGTTCCATTGTCAAAAACCTGGGTAAAAGATGAAGAAAGGTCTGTGTCTGGGTTAACATAATCACCACCCTGGGTTGTCCAAGCTGTTGCTGCTTTTCGATTAACCCAGTTAGAACCTGTTCCACCGACTGTTGAATCGGTGTACCCTTCCATGTCTAGGCCAAACCCCTCTTCCCATTCACGAGTGCCCGTAGAGCCTGTGACTGCCTTTACTTCCATGGTATAATTTTTGGGTAAAGTCTGGCCATGTTTTGCATTATACATCTTGAGGTAAAAGCTAACACTTCCACTTGCAGGCACGTCACCAGCCGCTCTATCTGCAGCTATATCCGTCGTATCAAACTCAATCAAAACTCTAGAAAGCTCGGAGCTAAGGCCAGAAGAAGAAGACGCTTGGCCATAAATTGAAAATATTTCTAGTATGTCTGCCTGACCCATGTTAGAGCCAGTGCCCCTAGTTGTTAAGTTGGACTTAAAGGCATTTGTAATTGTATTGTCTTTTGATGCAAAGTATCTCTTGATTGCCATTATGAAATTGCTCCCTTAATGTCTGTATCTGGGAATTTTATCTCTATAATTACATTCTGTGGAACTGAAACGTATCTACCATCTGCAGAAATAGCTTCATCGATATTAAATCTAACTGAAGAATAATTTGTTCCAAGCTTCCTAACTATGTTTACTCGTTTTGCATCAACAACACCCTTTACTTTGTTGAGTGCGCTGTATATGTTAGTTAGATACAATGGCTCCCCAATATAAGGAGTAACAGCAAACAAACTCTTAAGAGCCGTATTACAATCTGCAAGAACCTGGAATTTGTTTGATTCTTCATCTACGATTACTTCAAAATCAATGCCAATATTTACAATCTTAGCATCCAGAATATCAATTGTATCGCTGATCATTTTATTTCTGTTTAGCCATACCTTTACGTTCTCTTTAATGGTCGTGTTGGTCTGCGTGAGTTTCCCTCTGGAGTCCTCAGAAATTAAATATAAATTTAGGTTTCTACGTAATGAATCAGGATCCCTAATCACTCTGCATCTCTTTACCGATCCAAACCTTTCTGGCATAGAGTAAACTAGAGCTTCGTAGTCTAGCTGCGTGACCGCACGGTTCTGTGTCGCAAAGTGGTCAATTGTTCTTCTTCGTATCTCTTCAGAGGTCGGCAAGCGTGTGTCACCAGTAATAGCCTCGTCATTGTAAGCTTCAAAAGAAGAAATAATATCAGCAACCTTAGAATCAGATAACGACGCTCGATCAGAAAATTGAACAATTGGATTAACAACCTTGGTGACAGAACCAGCAGCTGCATTAACATTTGCAGCTGTGTTTGTTCTATAAGTAATTGTTAAAGTTGTATTTGCTGGTGCAATGCCGAACTTATCAGTATTAAGTAATTTATAAGGGTCAAAAGACTTATCTGTTACGTAATCTCTTCCGTTAAGCTGCAGAACCACATTCTTAGGCTCAGCCACAGAAGGCGCTCTGATCTCTGCTGGGCCTCCGTACCCAAACTGCAAAAATACAGAGTTTTGCTCTCGCTCAATAACAAATCTTCGTGGGACGATATAAGGTCTCAAAAGAGAAGGCACAGTGCTCTTGTTGTCTCCCTTGTTCACAACTTCTTTATAAACTGTATTTTGTGATAAGTGCTCGACTTCCAGATATTCATTCCCCTCAGAATCGACAACTGATACAATTTCAGATACATTATTGGAGTCAAGTTTTATTCTTCTAAACCTCTCAAATGATCCCACGTTTACAGATTCTACATTAAAAACACCTGACACGATCCTACCGTAAGATCTGACCGCATAGTAGGTTGGAAGCCCAGTCGCACTATCTGTCCTGGCTGCCACAATCTCATTTGAAGGGTCATCGAAACGAACTTCTTCATCCAGCATGAATGTGTTTCCAGAAGTGGAGGAAAGCTGCGTTCCCTTGCTGAGCAGTGGTAGGTAAGCCGAATCTGGCCCCAAACCACTAGTGGAGGCTGGTACAATGACGTAAATTGCAACCGAACCATAAGAAGATGGATTAGCTTGGTATTTGTAACCCATCTGCCTAGACAGCCTAATCACGTTGTTATATTCGATTGCAGAATCTAGGTAAGACTCATTAACTTGATAGTCCAAGTAGAAAGACAGTATATCGCCTATATAGGCTACTGTGTCTAACATTAAGGCACCGAAAGAAGCCTCGTTAAAATCTTTAAACGTATCTGGATAATACCTCTTGGCATGCTCTATCAGATCGTTCTTTATGCTATCAAATTCTCTACTTGTATACTTAATTGGAGTCTTACGTGCTGGCATTAAACTACTCCTGATCTCTATTAAATAGTATTGTTATTTAATTTAATGGGATTTCTAGAGAATCGGCAACTGCTAATTTCTTTATGAGGTAAGAGATCCTTACACTAAGAAAGTTTTCAGATATATTTGTATTAGTTTCGGTATTTCCAAAGCTAATTGCATCTATCTGGACATACGGCAAATACTTTTGTGTCTGCTCTCGGATTCTAGCTTCTATCTGTCCGTATGTGGCTGGCCCATTATTCTCAAACAAATAGGAACGAATACCAACTCCAAACTCTGGATCCATCATTCTTTCGCCTGGACTCGTTAAAATTAGATGCTTAAAGTTTTGTTTTGCTACTTCCTTCAAGCTTTTCGTCAAAGCGTAGCCATCATCTGGATCTAGGCTTAATGGTAGTTTCGGGGAAAACCCTGACATTGCTAGTCATCTCCATTTTTACAAGGGGCAGGTCTTAATGAACTCCACTGCCACCATTTGATTCCTGGGTTTAGGTCAGAATTAGAACCTAAATTGTCAACGTAAACCTCAGATGGACTCATGTAGTCTTTATCCCTGTAGTCATAACTAGTATAGCAAGCAGCTTCTAATGTCTGTCTAGCTACTAATTTTGTATTTTTGAAGGAGTTCTTCATTCCTTCGTTACCACGCCAAGTGTGCATCCCTCCATTTTTTCCTGCACCAATCCAGCGACCGCCACCTCTTTTCTTGTTGTTCGCCGTCGCAGCCCAACCATCTTCAACTCTTGCAAGGGAAGGTACAAATGTGTTGACACAGTAAAGAGCTAGCAGATCCATGTACTTAGGTATCGGATAACAGTGCTCAAATAGAGTCTTATAAGCTGGCGTCTCTATCAGTAGGCATACTAGTCGCTGAAGATAGTCGTTGTAAAGCCCAGCCTCATATGCATCAGTTGTTAGCTGTATCTCAGCAGACGCTATTGGGATTGCGTTTTTGTATAGCGAATTGAAAGCTTTATGTGTGTATCCCGTTTCCTCTGAGACTCCAGCCAATGCGCTACCCATACTATCAGTAAGATTAGAAATTCTAGCTGCGCTTGGAATAAAGCTGATCCTTAATCCAAAATAAACTTCATCCTCCGCTAGTACCTCTCCAGTGTGGGCGATTTGAGCATCAAAAATATTTGATACGAAACCAAACAGCTTAAAAGTATTTGCTGTGTCCGTAGAACCCTTGGAAATAAGATACCTTTCAAGTACAAAGGGAGTATTGGAATTTGATATTAATATATCTGGACTGTCATATGGGTGTGTTGCACTAACTCCAGCAATAGAAGACTCAAAATAGGCAGCATTTGGTACATCATATGGTCCTGCTTCTGTCGTGCCTATAGCGCCTCGGATAATTGTGGGACTCTTCAAGATAATATCATTAACATCCTTGAAATTTGGACTCACACCCTCTGAGAAAATTTCTGTTGTCCTTGCGTATTCGTTACGGATATAGCGCCTAAGTATCGTCTTACAACGTGATATAATCGGAGATTCGACTGTTTCTGGTAAACCAGTAACTGCGTTTACTCCCACGGTACTTTGGAATATAGTGTCCCAATTCTGCTTCCTACGCTTAGCGAGTCTCCTCGCAGAGTTCAAGCCTGTAATCAACCCAGGGGGAACATATACCCAGTTATCCTCAACGAATTGGTTGATAAAGTCTAGAGCTTCTTGCTCCTCTGGTGTAATATCTGTTATAAGTCCTAGATTGACTTTAATTCCAAAGTTCTGGACAACTTGCTCCAAGAATAACCACCAATAATCTTCATATTTTTCAACAAAGCGTTTGCCACGACCTGCGTCTTTCATGCCCTGTTCCATCTTGTCTATTACGAATTCAGATAGCATCTCGCCATAGTTAAATTCTGACAGGGCTAGGTATTGCAAAACAGGGAGACCCTTCATTAGAACTTCAACAACATAGGTCCTTATTGTAGCATATATCGTGCCTTCGATTATGCCAAGAGAAGCTTTTGATAAGTGTCTATCGAAAGGTAACTCTCTCTCTGCACTTACACCCTTGACTTTGAGACCGGCTCTTTCGTCCATTGGGACTTTGGCGCTAAACTCAGAGCACACAGATTTCAATGATGAAAAGTCTGGGAATGTAACGACATCGCTACTATCTTCACATGGATTAAACTCAGGAATGATTTTTTGTGCTATTCTCAAATAACCTTTATTGTCGGGCTGCTTGAGGTAAAATGGCGGATTACCTTCAGAACCACCGTATCTCTCTACAGCTGCACCGATATCTCCATCAAATTCTTCTTCATGGAAATATTTTATAATTGGTGGTTTAGTCGCATCAAATCCATAAACAAACGGTGAGTTGTCACTTCCTTCCGCAGCAACTAGCTCTGCTAGGGCTTCTAGAATCCTCTGGCTTATTTTCTCAAACCCAATGACCATAGAGTCTTCAGCAGAATCATACTCTACATCAAACTGAAGTGATCCAGCAGCATCGCCTCTGGGAGTATCTGGCTGCCCTAGATATTCATATACACTGTGTTCTACAAGTGCTTGGAAAGTTGAGTCTGGGCTAGATGAGCCACCAATGTAGTAATCACTTAATATATTACTCTTAAAGCCTGCGATAACATCGTCAACGGAAGACTTAATGTCAAAGTAACTTATCACTTCTTCATATGGGTCTCCGCCTTCATCTTTCCAGTTTTCATTCTTCATGTTTATTCTTAGCCTATGTCCATCCCATGAGTGCTGTTGTCCGTCAGGTGGGGTGGTCCAATAATCGAAACTAAAAGTAAATTGCATGGTATCTGGATTATCATAATCAAACCAGAATAAGTTAGTGGTGTATCCACTCCCTACATTGAAGGGGGTGCTTAAGTTAATTAAACTATCTTGCAAATGTCCTGCGACCTTGTCTGGTAAGCCGCCTAGTGCTGGGGCCTTACCAGAAATTTCGTCTCCATTAGAATTGTTACCTGTATTTTCTTCTGTTTCGCCGTCGCCTGTTGAAGATAAAGGGTTAAATAAGAATGGCAGCTTAAATATCTTTGTACCTTCTGTGAATTCTCTTGGCCCTGTTACCCAATTATTGTGGTCCTTAGGAGTATTTGCCCCATCTCCCCACTCGTCTCTCGGGGGATAAGCTCTGGTGCCACGAGAGCCATATATGTTTAGAACGGATGGCCCCAGGACAGAACTCTGGAACCCAAGGTGTTGTCTATAACCTCTGCCCCTAGAATCAGCCAGAACCATGTTTAAGAATCCTCTTTTACCAATAATATCCTCAGTAAAAGATAGAGACATTGCATCAAAAATACTGTTATAGATGTTATCTAAAGCAATTGTCTCCATTGGCATTTCGGAAGGCAAAAGACCTGGCTTGTCGCTAGTTGGGTCTTTCATAATGTCTGGTATAACACTATTGAAAATACCAGCCTGTAACAGACTCATAAGGTCTTCTAAGTCAGCAGCTGTCTGATCTCTTAGGACACATAGCTGTCCCTCGATACAAGCCTCATCAACGCCCTTGGCGCGCAATGCTTCTGCTCTTGTAGCGCGGAACACATTAAGAAGTCCCATGTTATCGCAGACTTCTCTAGAGACAGGTAGATTTGTTGGATTTTGAATGCAAAGCTGATCAAGATCGACAAATATGCCTATTGCCTTAAAGAACTCATGAACCGAGTCTCTGTCGAATAAACACTCTGTTAGAGACGCTGTAACAGGATCAGTTCGGACGATTTCTACGACAAGGTCATATAGATTATCAGACCCTTCGCCATTGATTAGATCAACTAGTTCACATTGTGTCACCACAGACGCTACGTTGTCCACTAGACGCCCCATCGCAACTGCGTCGGTGTAGCACCCCCTGTTGGCTAGAAGATCTGTCAGAGCGCCATCTACAAGCTCAGGATCGATATCCGCATTGCCACATAGATTAGCCTTTAGGGCATCTCGTAGGTTGAGTGGATCTTGCCCTCTCCTCGTCTTACAAAGCTCTTCTGCTATTATTTCTAATATCTTCTTGAGAACAAGAATAAGAAGGCGGATAAGAAGTTCTTCCAGAACCCTCAGGGCATTATCAATAAGAATCTTAGAAATTGTGTTGAATTTTATTTTTGGTATAACAGGAATCGTGATAGAAGCCTGAAGCTCGCAGAAGTCTAGGTTAACGCCAGGTAGCTTAATAAACTCTTTTAGAGGTGGGTAGAAAAGCGGAGGCGCAATACAGAACTTGTCTATCTTCTGCAAAATATTAACTGCGATTCCAGCGCCAGGAAGGTTGTTCAAAACATTTAATATTTCGTCTAGATTCAATAAGTCGTTGACAACCAAATCATAAATCACATCTTTTAGCTGTCCATAATCTTGTGGCGTTGCTGCTCTCTGCTCCCTACCCAGAGAACCTACCTGGGCTGGTGGATCGCTTAATGTTAATTCAGCTGTTACCGTCCCCGGTGTTCTGGTGACTCCGACAAATCCCTGATCCCCAAGAGAGCCCAATGGAATGTCTTTGCTTGTATAGCTATTCTGTCTATCGTAGACTGGCTCTATGACAGCCCCACCATCATCTAGAATTGTTACTGTTGCAAACCCAGCAAGGAACGGAAGTAATTGTGGAGCGACTTCATTTACGGAAGCTACGATTACTTCTTGTGCTTCAGGAGGCAAGCTACTAATAAACTTTCCTACAAATTCATCATCCATGCCCTTCACAGCAGCGCCAACGATTATAGAGATTGCGTCATCATAACCAAGAGCGTTTAAGATGCAATCAACTGCAGCCTTGATGAGATCGATTAAGCCACACATTCCTAGATTGTTTAGCATCCCGCCGTACAGATCACCTAACTCTTTATAGCGCCCCCTTACCAAAAGCTCTGGTAAATCATTGATGAACCTATCACTTGTTAGATATTCCTTTAGCGTCATATCCGTGATTTGGAGAGCAAAATCCGTCCTACCCTGATGCTCTAGAATCTTTGCATCGACAAGGGCACACGGGTTTGAGCTAAACTGAGACAGTAGCGCTCCCTTAATATCATTGATTTGGCTTTCGGCCCATTTCTGTTTTTGAGTCGAGTTCCCAAACAAGTTTGGTTCGAATATGCCACTTGATAAGCCAGAAGCGCAAACCTCTTGTTCTAGCTGTTTTATAGATTCATTTCCTTCTGTTATTGGCGAAGAATTGTCTAAACCATAGTTCTCTTGAATTGCTGGGAATCGATATTTGCTTAACATGTCATACCAAGAGATGGCTTCTCTAATCATCAGATCATTCTTCATGTTAGGCAACTGCGATACATAGGCACAAGTTGTCTTGTCATTCATTGGGGCTCGATTAACAAATGAGCTAAATCCCTTCTCTATCTGAATTGGAGAAGAGTTTTGTTTTTGGATCTTTATATATTCGACTGTAAACTCTGGGGTGAACCCTATTTCAACCCACTCTAAGCCCCTAATGTCATGCCCTGACTCTCTTAGCAGGAGATCGGTTTCCTTAAAAAAGCTCTCAATCCTCTTAGACTCTGTTGAAAAGTTTAGGCCCCTTATGATTTTACCTGTGTCGAGGTGCCATTGAGCATAGAACCTATCGTAAAGCCCGAATGCATAACTAACTTTATCAAATATATCTTCCATTTCTAGTGCCTTAAACACTACAAAGGAGCGTTCCCCAGAAGAATAAACAGGAGTAGGAGTACCCTCTTCAACCTTCGGCTGTCTCTCTGGTATTCTGTTAAACTCCTCGGCAGATACCGTAATCAAGACTTTTGTTTTCGCTTTTGGTCTAGGTGGAATGTAAAATGTTTTTACTTTTGCAGTACCAACAAAAGCAAGTCCGTCAAGATATAAGCCTTCGCTACCATTTGTTAAGGCATCCCTAGAAGACAATACACTTTGAAATCCAGTTGATACGTTTGTAAAATCAACATTAACTTTTTTATTGTAATAATCAAGTAGCTTATTTATAGCGTCTGGTATAAAAGTATTAAAATATTCTTCGCTACAGTCTGGGGGATCGGCCAACATAACTATGGAATATTCACAAGTCTTCTGGTTTAAGAATGGCTCGTCTTCTGATTGGTTTAGCCAGTTTGGAACTATAGCATCCGGGTTTGGTATGCAACTCTGATAAGTCTCTACAGTTAGTGGGCCTTCGTCAAGATCCCTGCATTGCCCAGGATTAGCATTGCCAGGCTCAAGAGTTGGTAATTCCGAATCTAGATTTATTGCCTCACAGCCATAGCCGTCAGCCCCCCTTAAGAGTATTGCTTCGTTGAGAGCTTCAGTGGACACGGAAACAGAAGTGCTATGAGCCTGAAGAAAAGAATCCCAATATCTGGCTACCGTATCATCCACGATGTCTACAAGAGGGTTTTCATCGAAATAAAGCCTATCTGCCATGGCTCTAAATATTTTTATATTACATTCGTTTGTTGTAAGCTCAGCATCTGTGAAAGATCCGCCGTAAGGGGCGCTCCCACCACAAGCTCCCGCTGAAGTAGTGGAATAGCCTGCATCAGAAAAAACTCCAGATATAAATTCACTTCCATCGACTGGCCCTAAACCCGCAGAGTCTAAAATTTCTAGGGCCTTCTTCAGCCAGAAGAGAAAAGCGTTGTAATCAGCATTTTCTATCTTAACAGAATGGCCAGACGGAGCGTAATTTAATATTTGAAATGATTGAGAACTTATGGCACCGCCAGGCTCGCCTTGGCCGTTTTCGCCTCCCCTAGACGGGAGGAAACTCAAGGTAGCGCTTGATCCTGCCCCGGACAACACTTCAGCATCTACGCCTCCGACTGGCATGTACCTCACTCTAGTTGGAGACGAAGGTGGATTAAGGAGCCCAGCCCAAACGGAGTTATCTCCTGATAGGGAGTTGCTAGACCCTAAACCAAGCTGTGTTCTTCCGCCATGTCCCTCCGATCCTAATAGATCTTTTACTTCATATCCGTACCAAAACATTTGGTTCCACGTAAATGGATCCATGTCTGGTTTGAGAAAATCCCCCCCTTTTTCACCATGAATATATAAGAATGCGTCTAAAACCTCTAGTATAAAACCAAATTGCAAATATTGTTCTTTCGACAAATCAGTGTCTTTAAGTTCTAGTTTTCCCGATGTCCAGTCAGTCCACGGGTTGGGTCTTCTAGAAATTATATTGTTAGGGTCCCTATCCACCTCAGTGTATCTAATTCCGTTTAGCTGGAGCATTGGATGTACTATGAGTCCACCAGCTATATCAAGCCAACCATCGTTAGCATCTGTGGTGTTCTTCCAGTGCCCAGTTTGATAATCATCAAAGACATTCCATTTTGGCCCCTTTATGTAGAAAGGAAGAGCCGTATCCCAATCTGTTATCTGTCCACCATGCGTGACATTACCATCATCCCAAAAATTTCTATTCCCGTTTAGTGCTCCTATTTGTGGGTCTACATTTCCTAATGTTATGAGACCGTTTTCGCCACCTCTCAGAGAGTTCCAGCTTCTACTTGCCGTTATGCTACTTCCGCCACCTTGTGTCCCATCTTCAAAAGGATTTTGATCTCCACCAGGCTCATAAAGATTTTCTGTTCCATACTTTGACTTAAAAGAGAGGATTAAGTTTCTAGCATAAAAGATAAATGGGTCTTCTTCAAATATTGGAATTTCTGGACAGGTTGTCATCTTGGTTTCCTAGTTTGTTTTGTTATACCTTGACAAGATATAGATGGGACTAGTGGGTTTAAGCCAGTTATAGTTAGTTTGTATTTTAGTTTGTATTTCGCCTAAAATAGTCTTAACCGTTGTATCTTGAGTTGTCCCTATAATATTTTTTATTGCTTGTGGGGTTAACGATTTGAAGTCTGGTATAGCAATGGCCGGTGCGGCAGTGACAACTTCATGCGTGTGAGATGCTACAATTGTGTTAAACTCTAATTGATAATTAGCAAATGATACGAGAGCATTCTGTAAATTCTGTATCTCTTCAAGCAAGTCTTCTAAGAACCCTACAAGAAAATCTCCTTTAACAAGGGGCTGCAAGTTATTGAAACCAGATCCAAGCTGGCCAGCTGTGACTGGTCCAGAAAAACCTGAAGGATCGACAGTCCCTACGTCCATGTTCGCAATAAGATGGATGCCACTTTTTGATTGAATATCCCCTCCCTGCGAGTTTGTCTCTGACTGCTTACCGGAATTAGAAGTTCTGGCATTTGTATAAATCCTTACTCCCTCTCTACCAACGATCCTAATCGCATCTGCTTTGATACCTACGGCAGATCTGTTTTCTGACGGCAGTAATCCATTTGGTATGTCTTCTGGAAGGTTAAAGTACCTATCGATGTCCCCACGCTGTGTGAGATAAATTCTAGCCGCATCAGTGAAGAAATTAGGCCCAACAATTTGTCCATGCTTAGCTATAGGGCCTCCGCTGCCAGCCACTATATCTATAGATCCTGCTGCGGTGGCCCCACGGCCTCCATAGCCGCTAAGGCCCTCTCTGGTGTGCCTGTCTCTGCCAAAGACTATGCGGTGTCTGCCCCAGTGCGTACTCTTCTGCTGTGGGTATATGACCTCTGCCTGTGTGGGTTCGAAAGTAACAAGGGGCTCCTCAAGTTCAGTGCCTCCTTGGCCCGGTAGAATTACTTTTTCACCCTTAGCGCACCTGTCTAGAATCTCTTTGTCTTGATCTTCAAGCTCTTTCTGCTTACTATCCATGTTAGCTTTTGAAAATCCTTCAAAAGTTCTTATTTTTTCAGTTGTCATTGGCCCCCCTTCTGGCAGTGGCCTCTTCTATTGTTGTAGGAGAGGATTCACCGCACTCCAGCGCATCTCTTGGCGAAGCCACTACATTTTGCGCTGCTATCTGTTTTGGATCTAATATGCCAAGATATTCGCCGTATTGCCCTTGCCCATTAGTAAAAAACTTTACTTTTATAAGGTTACCGGGCTGAGGAATGGTATTATTGTTCTGCAAGCTATAAAATATTGGATGCATAGCGATAGCAAGATTCCTGTTAGACTCGCAAAATTCCCTATCCGGCTTTGGCAGACTGGCATGTAATTTTGGTATCCTTGCGTGAACCTTTACTAAAAATTTATTTTCACCTGGCTCCTTGACACCAGTGATTTCACCAGTCGGATCTGCAATTGCGGCCAAGCATATTGCTTCGTAATCAGTTTGACCATCATCATCTAGGGCGTCAGAATAAATCTTTCCAATTGCTTCAGCAACAGAAGCAAAAGTTCCTTCTGTATATTGATTCTTCCTCAGCCCAAATCTTGAATTCGTATTGTCATTAAGCTGGTTAATCTGGGCATTAGCTAAGATTTCTTCTAAAGTCATTACTTATCGCCCTGAATCATACTGAATATATCTTCTTTATCTTCATCCGACAGACCAACGTCTTTAGATTGGTTTTTCTGAATTAGACCGGCTATCTTTACAAGCTGTTCGTTCGACCTTTGTAGCGTCTCGACATACTTTGATGCAGTTAAGCCCACCTCTCTGTGTCTGGACTCGTCCTTGCTCAAATAGCGCACGACATCATCGAGCAAGTCTCTTGTTATCTTTCTGTCGTCTTCGATATTTGATATAGCTTTTTGTAAGTAGTGGTCTAGCTTTTTCAAATTTGCCCCTCATCCCACCTATGCCTAAAGACTCTATATTTTGTTCTTATCTTGTTAAGATTATTGACAACTTGTTTAGTATTTAAGCCTGTGAGTTCTCTGATGTATAAATAAATAGCCTTTTTATTGAAAATTAGATTAGGATTATCTTTGTCTTCTAATAAAATTTTAATTGCTTGAAGAACTTTTCTTTCGCTTTCCTTCAGTCTAGAGTCTTCCCAGTCCTTTATTTCTTCCCACAAAAGGTTCCAAAATTCTTCTGTTTGCCTTTGCTCATCATACTTGATAGTAGTGGAAGCAAACTGCAATTGGTTTTCTGCAGTGAGGTTATCGATATCTACCTGTCTTTTTGACTCTTTATTGGTTTTCTTTACTTTGTGAATAAACCAGTTTTTGGTAATAACGCTGAAATAAGAAAAAGCCTTAGAGCCTTTTGCCGGATCATACTTACCTAATATCGTAGTAAGATATATCTTGCATTCGTCTCTAAGGTCATCTATGTTGGGAAGAGAAGTAAACTTGTATGTGAATACAATCTTATCAACCATTTCGCTAAAAGCTGGCTGTATGAATGTACGATACAATAGAGATCTTTCTCTGGGATCTGTTGAATTATTATACGATATTATTGCGTTTTCATGTTCTTTTGTAAAATATAAGTTTTTTGTACGTTTACGCCTCTTCCTCATCGTCAGACACCTCCTCGGTTTGTTCATCAAATGGTTCTGTTAGGAGAAAGATTTCTTCATACCCTCCCAGCACTTCCCTAAGTGCGTTAGAGTGCTCAAGAAGATTTGTAAGCGTTTGGTCGCCATAGAATCTCTCTAGTTCATATACAGCTTGTAGGTGTTTTGCGAAGTCATCTACAAGCTCGTACAATGAGCCAAGATTCTCAGACAGATACAGAAGATTACTTAAGGTATTTCTAGTGTACCAGAATAAAAATACGTTTATTAGCAAAGATGCAATTAATGCAATTTCAATCATGATACTCCCTAACTAATCTTTCTTTTTCTTCTTTTACCTCTCTTTTCGCCTCTTCAATGTGCTCTTTCACAAGAGCACCAGCTTTATTTGGGTTTACCGAAGCAAAAAAAGAACTGGGTTTTCTAGTAATATCATAAGCTTCACAAACAATACATCGATCTATTGTTTCAAACATAGAGTGATATATTTCAAAATCTTTCCCACACCCAGAACAACTATAATTATACTTCGGCATCGCCAAAGTCCTGATTTAATTTGACTGTTGGTGGGTTCATCACCATCAAGCCAGTCTCACTAAGTCTAAACTTGAATGCTTTCAGCACAGGCACAATGTCTGACTGTTCCAGAAGAGACTTCTGTAGGGCCATCATTAGGGCTCCCAATGCTTGGTCGCTAAGGTGCATATTGTTATCTTCACTCATTATTCTTCTCCTTCGTCTTCAAAATTATCAATAAACTCTTGCAATTTTTCAGCGTCACTTACTCTCTCGTGGTGCAAAGAGTAATAAAGGGCGTCTACATTATCGCTCTTGTGTCGGATTAGCCTATCTCTATGTGTTTCATCGATTTCACTCTTGTTCACAACAAAATGCATGTGTTCTGTAACAATTGGTACAGAAAAGTGTCTCATAATCATGTCAGAGACCTCGTTTAACCATGTATCATTGTAGTCACTTGAAAAATAAGGCGGCACAAAGTACCCAACTGTATCTGTCCAATTCTTATGAATAAAACCATGCGTACCAAACCCAGGGAAGGGGTGATAGAGATCATTTCCATGAACAAACATAATGTGGTCTTCATATTGATTAAATTTATTTATAACTTCTGTGTCCCACCCTGACGTTCTCATGATAATGTCGTCACCACAGTGAAAATAAACCTCTCCTTTGGCAACCTTCCAACACTCATTCCACATTTGACTCAGTACGATCCTTTCGCCAGAAATGTATTTAACATTATTATATATTTTTGTCAACTCATCAGACATAAATAATGATTCTAAATCATCTTCATCAATGTAAAAAACTATTTCTATATTTTCCGGCTCATTACAAGTGTCATATATAGATTTCACGAGTCTATACATATTCTCTGGTCTTTTACGGGTTGGGCATAAGACTGATATGTTCATCTCACACTCTCCAGTACGAAAAATCCATTACCTTTTGGATAATGAGACCAATTATCCTTTATGCCTGGGACCCTATGGGAAAACTCTTTAATGATAAAACCATTTTTCATGAACATATCTGACCACCAATTTTCATCTTCTCTTACAATATGAGTAATATCTTTTTCATACTCTGGGATGATGTACCTAGTTCCATCTCCAAGAGGAATTATGACAAATAAAGTTTTACACACTTTTGATAATTCAGATACCACAGAGTTCAAAACACTAGGTTCAATATGCTCAAACACATCTTTTGATATTACAAAATTAAAATATTTTTTTATGCTAGATATTGTGTGTTCATGTTCGATAAGATAAAGCTTATGTCTGATCGATGAATCAGAAGACTCTATAGCGTAATTACTAAGGTCTGCGCCACAACAATCATACCCCAAGTGGTTAAACGCTTTAACAAGATATCCCTTAGCGCACCCATAGTCTAAAATAGTATCACCTTTTTGTATATCTAGTTTTTTTATTATTGTCTGACACATGGGGATAGTTAGTTCTGGCAGCCATCTGTAGTTTGAATATCCACTTATTCCTAACTGAACGCCTCTCTCATAATAGTCTTGGTTATACAAATTCTTCATGCTCTAAATCCTTACCTTCGTAATCAGAAAATTTATCAATAATACCAGAATTCCAATCGTCTAGCATATTTACATTTTCTGTGAAAACGCAGCCTTCGCAATTCTTTCTCGGGTCAAAACTCATCTGCCTAGAATCTAGAAAATCTAAAATATCGCCAGGCTTACAAAGTTGATATTGCTTTGCAAAATGTTGGTACGAATTATTTAAAACGACGCTATCGCATGGATAAACAGTACCGGGCTTACCAGTATCTCCATATGGTTCTTCGCTTAAATATGGTCGGAAATATGCTTGATGACATATTTTTGATTTTGGGGCACCATGAACTTTATATTGATGAAAAAATCTTTTATCAGAAATCTTTTCAAGTAAGATGTCCAATGACCTATGTTGTCTTATGAGGTCCTCTTGTCTAAGAAGACAATTTGGTAAAAGTCTTATATATTTAGCGTTAATTCTATCTGCTATCGCGGAAGCTTTATTTAGGATTTCTACCCTGTCAGTTTTTTGAAGCCCATCAGCATCTTCATGTTCAACAGTGTATACCATAGAGCAGCCAACTACGCAGTCTTTATCAAGAGCAGTTGTGTCAAAATTAGCTCCTATTCTGGTTTCCCAATTTTTAAACGTATTTATGCTAACCCTAATCCACGAAAAAGCTGCTAGTGATTCTTTGTCCAACCTTTTCATTATGGTGCCATTTGTAATCAGGGCTACCGATAGACCTTTTTCATATTTAAGCCACTTTACTAGTTCATTGATATGGGGGTATGCAGTAGGTTCTCCGCCGCCTGTTAGGATAACAGCTTTTAAGCCCCTTGTCATTAATTTGGTAACATAATCCTTAATTGTGTATAAATCCAAACGAGAGTGAGTGTCTCTATACGTAACAGAGCAGTATGGACACTTTAAGTTGCAAGCCCCTTCTGGGGAAATATGTGTTGATATGACCGTATCTCCCCCACCATTTTTATATGATAACATCTGCTCTTGATGTTTCCAAAACTTTATACCTGTAGATGTGTACATGTGTTCCTGCTCGGACTTATCAGGGATCTCATACTCTTGGTCAGGTAAGCCGCTCTCATAAAAAATGAATATAGAAGAATATGGTGTACCAGCAGCTGACCTATCTAAAATTTGATTTGCAATATCAATAGTTAAAGGCTTTAGGCTGCTTTCACCATGTTCATCAATATATTCGTAATTGTGGATCTTGTTTACAATCCCACTACGATTCGATCTTCTTTCTATAAGTATTGATCCACCTTCTACACTAAGAATAGATAAAGTGGCATCTACACCAGATATTTTTATTTCTCTTAAAGGTTCTGTTCTTTTTCTCATAAAGTCTCCCTCAAGCTATCTGGCAAATGTTTTGGGTTGTACGGATATGCAAAAGGTATGTCAGCTTCTCTTCCAACACTTATTTCAAGATTTGTATTATTATTTTTAATATGCCAGCTAAGCCATCTATCCTCGTACCATCTTTCATTTGGGAGTGAGTCTGCTATTTTTCTAGAAAAAGCTAAAGCTGTAAGGTGTTTCCAGTACATTGCTTTACTGGAAACAGCAAAACCCATATTATGGACATAATAATTTGAAATTGGCATATTAGATATATTAGCTTGTGTCCCGGTACGTGGGAGCAAATCAACAGATTTCATATTCCATAAAACAGCGCCTGTCCTATGTTTTCTCTCCGGTATCCTGAAGAGGGGACTTTTCCAGTGTTCAATCTGTCTTGAGCTACATGTCGAAATGTTTGATCTCTCAAATTCAAAAATCATATTTTCTATTTGTCTTTGGGAAAAAACATGGTCAACTTCTGTTACTAAAATAGTGTCTGGCCTGTCGTAGTTCTTCAGCACATGATTATTTATGTATAAGGTCAATTGATTGTGAGGGGAATATGTATTTGCCTCAACCATAATGACTTTTGATGAATTTAACTGTTTTATTTTTTCAAGTATATTATCAAATTTTTTAGGAAATTTAATTAGCTCGTTAAGGTAAACGACTTCGGAAACATCTCCCCACGGTCTTGTAGAGTAAAATATAAATATTTTATCAACATATGGTTCTATTGATTTGATAGACTGTTGAATGTAGTCTTCTCCGTAGAGACACCTGTAAACTGCGTATCTCACTAAGCTGTCCTCCCTACAGCGATATATGTAATATCTGCGCGGGTTCTGTCTACCAACTCCATACCCCAAGGGTCAATGACCACAGAATTGCTAGGAAATACGTAGTCCTTAAACGCATCATGGTTCGTACCTATAAAAAACACAGCTGGATTTTGTAGTGGGGGATCCTCAGAGTCAATCCAAGGATCGTACATCTCTACAGAAAAATCTCTTTCTGCTAGGATATTTCTGAGAAGAATTGAGGGGCTACCTACGGTCAGATTTGTTTCCTTCTTAAAACACTTGCCCAAAATGACTATTGGAAGGTCAGTCCTACCATGAGCATCGACTATAAGCTCTGCTAGCCAATCTGTCTGTCTTTCCCTACATTCCATCAAGCTCTCGTACCAATCGTAAGAAAGATCAATCTCCCTAGCTAACCAACTAAGGGCAATATTATCTCTTGGGTGGCAGCCACCGCCATCTCCCATCCCACCTAGGAGGTATTTTGTACTAATCAACCTTTCGTTTGCCATGAAAAGACCTCTCATGACGTTATCGCAGTTGATGTTGTCCATCTTATGCGAAACTTCCATAATGGTATTGGCAAGGCAAATCTTCATGGTAATATACGTGTTATAAGAAACCTTTATCATCTCAGCTTCTTCAATCGTACACTTGTAGACCGGTCTGTCGTGAATGGTGGAATAAAACTTCGAAGCTGTTTCATATGCATTTTCGTCATCCATGCCAAACAAAACAAACTCTGGACTTGTAAAATCCTTAATTGTTGTTCCCATAGCGATGAAAAATGGATTATAGCAAAGCTTAACGTGTTTATTTAGAAGTGGTTTGATCTCTCTTCTTATCGTGCCAGGAAGAACAGTGGAAATAATAACTACAATCTTATCTTGCCCTTGGTTCCCTATCTCATCAGATAGAGTCTTGATACCAGACTTTAGCCATTCATAGTCAAAATCGACTCGCTCCTCTGGGAGTCTAGTTACGCCCTCGTACTTGGGGTGATGAGGCGTCTGGATTGGAACAAATATAATTTCAGAGTTTCTTACCAACTCTGAAACACTGGACCACTGTATATTGTGGTTATCTAATAGTTCTTGTGCTCCCTCTTCACGATAAGGCAACACCCTAGTATCAAGAATATTCTTAACTTCTTCGCTTATATCGTAGCCATAAACTGTGTGTCCTGCTTTTTCGGAAGCAAGAGCACATGGAAGGCCAAGTTTACCCAGCCCCATAAATCCAATATTCATAAACTCTCCTAATTACCTAAACAAGATAAAGTAATATTTATTATTTCTTCTTTCTTATAACGCATATGCTCAATTAAGTCAAGTCCTTTTTTTGAAAACCATTCTTCATGAACAGCGCCTACGTTATTTGTGGTTTTTGTACCCATACCCATCATTCTGGCTTCTACAACAACCCTGGATAGGGTCTCTGGCGTCTTGGGTAAGAATACTAGCGTAGATCTCGACCCAAGCTCACGAAGAAACGTAGAGGGCTCTGAAGGCTGTATCAAGTCATACTCCAAATTCATGGCTTCACAAAAGTTAATAGCACCATGCGTATTCTTGTGATCTGTGTTCGATACCATAATTGCGTGCTTAGTCTGTCTCTGTGGGTTTTTACAGATTTCTTCTAGAAGTTCTAAGTGTCCATCTGACCATAGGTTGCCGCCTAAGCTTACAATGTTATCTAATTCAAGATTCTTTCTTGCTATATTTGCATGAAACTGGCTCTGACATAGAACAGCCTTAGCCTTTGCATAAAATTGTCTATTTATAATATCTTCTTTAGGGGCACAATACTCTGGGTAAATGCCTGGATTTCTACCAGGGAGATACTTGTGATCGTGCTCATAAATAATATAGTTTTTACATTGTAGGTAATCTTTATTTTCTTCGGACAGATTTGCAAAATTTGAAACAATAATATTCTCATTGTAATGCAAATCCATAAGATTAACGAGGTGGCTGTTGACTCTACGAACAGTGTGGCCACGCTTATAGAGTTTCTCCATCAAGACTTCGTTGTTTAATTCGCCTCCACCAAGCACTTGGTCAGCAAAGAAATCTGCTATAAAAAGTATTTTAGCCATGCTCTACCAGATTGTCATTTAACTCCTCAAGCCAAGACTGTACGTCTACCGTTTCTCCGTAGACTGAATCTGCAAAAAGCTGATGTTGTTTATCAGAATCAAACTCTTCTAGAATCCACCTCTGCAAAGTGTCTGCTTTCTTTTTCCACTTCTTCCAACTCTTCCTTATTTGTCTTAGGCGCATTTTGTAGTGACCTTCATGTGGGTAGCACCACATACTATCCGCTTGGATCACTCCATCCCACACGGCTTGTTTCTGGACTGGGGCGATATCATAATTGACATCTGCAAAGAGAGCCTTCCTGCTTCCATTCTTGTACTTCATGTATAAAAAGTCACACTGCCCAGACCATGAAGGGGCGATAACTGGAAGTCCATGTCTCGCTGCATCAAACATGGGTAACCCGAATCCCTCGCCATGCGAGAGGTTAATCAAAGCTTTAACCCTCTTGTTAGTGTACAGGGACTGCATTTGGCCCTCTGTCAAGTCACCATGCAGTAAGTAAATTTTGCACTTGTGCTCTTCCGGCATTGAATTCTTAATCAATGCATTCAAGGTTTTAGAGACATGCTCCCTATCCATGATCGAATTGTTTTTTACAGAAGTCTTCACAACTAATCCAACTTCTTGATCCCAATTCTCTTCTATCCACCACTTGATGGCGTTTTCTAGGTTCTTTCTTGGTCCCCACTGAGAGACGATCAGATAATTGAAGTCATACTCTAGATTTAGCTGTAGTGGTGTTGGATCAGTGTTTTTGATTGGGTAATGCACAATATCAATTGGGACTTCACACTTAAGTGTCATTGGCTGTCTAGTAACTTTGTTCATCCCTTGATAGACAGTATTTTCAAAAACACTCTTTGCATGCTCGGATATAGTTACGATCTTATCCATCTGGTTAGCTTTTTCAAGCCAGATAGGGGCAACCTTTGTTGTCTCAATGCCCGCCGTTACGCCAATATTGTACGGCGCAAGTCTTTCCCATTCATTTGGAATAGACACCTGTATTGACATATCAAACTGTCCACCAGATTGAGCATAATGGTGTGTTTTCATGATAAGAGAGTCAAGCCAGCGTCTCTCCTCCGTGTCTTCAGAGAGCCACCCTGTTTGGCCCCAATTTAGAGCGATCAGATAGACATCGAATCTGTCAGGCTGCTCCCTAAGAGATCTAAGTAGAAATCTTGTATGCTCTCCATACCCAGATTGAGTAAGTGCTGGTCCTCTGACTAAAACTTTCTTTATCATGCTAACTCCCTAATCTCCCATGATTCATAGCCATTTCTAGTGTCCCATGAACCATGCTCTTCATATACCTTAGTCATTATGTCCACCCAACCTTCACAGTATTGTTGGAAGCTGTAGTTGGTTTCTACGTGCTGCCTACCCTTAAGGCCAAGCTCTCTTCTTTCTTCTCTTGACATTGCGTAAATGCGATCTAGGGCCGCGTGGAAGTCTTCTTTACTAATCCTATCCTCGTAGATATACGGAACCTGCTGAGACCCAATAATTGCTTTAGACGCTGGTTCGATACCAACACCAAACCAGTTCTCTCCATCTGTGACTTGCTCCTGTAGACCTCCCGTCATATTGACCAAGATTGGAGTACCACACGAAAGAGATTCAAGTGTAGCTAGCCCAAAACCTTCAGCGTCGGAGATGTTAATTGTGCAATCTGCTATATTATACATATTTGACAAGACGCTTGGTGGGACCTTATTAGAAGAAATCATGATTGTGCCATCGCTACCAAGATGTTCAATAAGGTGCTGGAGTGGCTGGCCGTGTACGTCATTCGGGTCAGTATGCATGATTAACCTAACATTCTCTCTACCAACCTTGTTGGCCCATTCGTTAAACCAGAAAACTAGAGAACCGCTCTGCTTTCTTCTAGCATTTCTATTGTTCCAAAAGAATGTTACCCTCTCTGGGTTAGCACCTGGGAAGTTTTCACTTCTCATGCTTTGGATTTCGCTCTCTGTCTTTGGTGCAAAAATGTTTGGGTCAACAGCATGAGGGTGATAAACATTATGAACCTCCGGTGCAGCTTCTGATACAACCTCGTGAGTTACCTTCGAAATAGAAACTATCAAGTCATTTGATAAGTAAAATGGTCGGTTAAAGACTGGGGCAGGATGATTGTCCCACACATGATAATAGACCATTGGAACAAGCGGCCTAATCTCATTCTCCATAAACCACAGCCACTCATAAAATCTTGGGTCTGTCATGAACCAGAGGATATCTGGCTTTTCATTTCTAATGATCGACCTTAGTTTCTGGGGATCTCCATAACCATCAATTGGGATCACAATCCAGTCGTCTTCATAGGGAGCGATCTTTTGAGCATCATAGTTTTGATGCTTTACAGCCCCACCAAGACATATGAATTTAAACTTTCCTGTCTTTAGTAGGGCTTCAATAAAGTATTTTGTCTGCGTACCAACACCCGAAGGTGATAGGGGGTGATCCGATAAAGTCAGGATCTTTATTTTGTCTGTCATTCAAACCTCAGGAACAATGCTCCGTTTCATGGAACGGACAATACTTGCAAGACAATCTATTTTTAAGATATCTTTGATTAGTTATATTATACAACGCTCTGTCCAGAAAGTCAAGTGAATTATTTGTTTTTCTTTCACCACTGGTGACTCTGAATAACTCAACTCTATTTTTCTTCGCAGTTCTCTTAAGTAGTCCAAAGTGTGTTGAGACTGCTCTAGGATTTAGATTTAACTTTTTTGAATAAAAATACTTATATAAAACAAGCTGTCTACCGTACAGCGAATCACTCTTCTTACGAGCATTCCAGCCCCATGAACAAGTTTTCCAATCAATCACATGGTAGTGGCCATTACCATCCTTCAAAACAAGATCAATAAACCCTTTAAAATCAAAGTCCTTTATTTTAGACTCCGTAATCGGCTCCATGAGAGCCTCTTCTGTGGAGACTAGTGACCACCCTCCTTTGTCCTCAAAGTATTCGTCCAGAGATGGAACAACAGCCTCAAAAATACCGTTTACTTGTTGTCTCATATCGGAAGCGAGTTCAGTGTCTTCCTGAACTCCGATATCAAGTAGTTCTTTGGTAAAGGCTTCATGAAAATATTTATAGGGCTCCTGTATGTTGCCAAGGAGCATGTTCTCGATGGTCTCGTGAACTGCAGTTCCAAAGCAGGTATGTTCCGTCCCCTGGAATGTCTCGATCTTGTCGAGGTACATGAGCTTGTGTCGCCACGAACACTCTGTCCAGTTTCTCAATTCAGAATATGAAATATGCGCCAAACTACACCTCGTCAGAACAAACCAACATGACCTTTTTGTAGGCCATGGGGCTTAGCTTCTTAACATAGTCTCCATCACCAAGCAAACATTCCTCAAACGCTGTTGCGAAATATTCACGTATACTAGTCACAGCGTAAGGTCTCGTGAACAGGCCCATACAAAAGTTTTCTAGTTTTTCATAACCAATGTCATTGTATAGAAAATCATCTAGCTCTTTGGTAAACTCTAGATCATTAAATGGAACATCTGTATCATTCAGATACTCATACTGGTCTAGCATGTCTCTTAGTCTTTTTCTTTTACCTAGAAACTCTGTCTGTATTTTGTTATCTTCATAAATCTCTCTTGCGTAGATATCTTCTGCGGCATGCGCAAACTCATGAATGATGTCATCTAGCATATCTTCGTTATCGTCTTGATCATTGGAGATATAAATCGTTCCATCTCTATACATAGCATTAACTTGCTTTTCTACAAACTCTTTAAAGTTCCCAACATATATGCCCTCTGTTCTTTGGGCTATGTGTGCTGGGATTATCTCTTCCACTCTGTGGATCACGGCTAAGACATCAATGTTGTTTGGCAATGGATCGAGAATGTACATGTTAACTGTACCGAACAAGATGTGATGATTTGAATTTCTTCTTGAGTTAAGAGAAGAATCTTTAACAAAGTTAGTGAGCTTATCAGACATTATTCCTCACTTTCAAAGTGCTTTAGGTCTTCTAAGCCCTGTTCATAACCTCTTACCCAATTTTCTTCAGCCATCATAAGAACTATCTCAGGAAATTCTTTAGCAAGAACTTCAATAACC